TTAAGATAAATCATAACTTTATCACTTCAAGTCAAGAAGAAGTTAAATTGAATTGAAAATAACTGGAGAAAAGCTTAAGCAATTCAAATATTGTGCTTACCTTTACAGTGCAATTAAGGAGAATTGGTTTTAGGAAATTTCCATTTATTAGGAATGTTACTTTAATCAGTTATTTTAAGGTAACATTCCTTTTTTATTGCCCTATAGTATAGTTGGTTATTACACAGGATTTTGGTTCCTGTAACATAAGTTCAAGTCTTATTAGGGTAACAATAGTAATAGAGAAGATGCCCTCTTAGTACAATGGATAGTACATGAGTCTTCTAAACTTAGAATATAGGTTCGATCCCTATAGAGGGTACTAAATATTGGGTTAGATGAAGTGGTTAAGTCATCACACTTTCAATATGGAGATTATAGGTTAAGTCCCATACCCAATATAAATAAATGGAGCTATCTACTAATGGTTAGGTAACTGCCCTCTCAAGGCAGAAATTTGGGTTCAATTCCCAATAGCTCTACAATTTAGGATGTGTAGCATAGTGGTTAATGTGCCTGACTGTCAATCAGGAGATTGGAGTTCAATTCTCCCACATCCTGCTAATCCATCTTTAATCTACTAAAGTCCTATCCTACAGAGGTAGGTAGGCAAATGGAGAGGTAACTCAGTGGGACTGAGACTTGTCTTGAAAACAATGAGAGCAGTAAAATGCTTGAGGGTCGGGACCTCATCTCTCCGCAATATATAGTAGTAGCCTAATTGGTGAGGTACTGCATTTGGGATGCAGAGGATACAGGTTCAAGTCCTGTCTACTATACTAATGGGGTTTGTGGTGTAATTGGCTAACACACCTCCCTTGCAAGGAGGAGTTCAGGGTTCAAGTCCCTCATTCTCCACACTATGTTTTCATGTTTTCATAATGTTAAGCTTTTGCTTGGACCCTCTTTTGGGTAGTTAGAGGTTAAAGAAACTACCCTATCAATGCTCCTTAGTTCAGTGGTTTAGAATAGTTCCCTTACAAGGAAAAGGTCATTAGTTCGATTCTAATAGGAGCAACATATGGGGATGGAGCTTATATGGTACAAGCTACTGACTGTTAATCAGAAGAGAGTAGGTTCGAGTCCTACCTTCCCCGCAAGAACTTTTGCAAGAAGTTCAGTTAAGTAGCTTGCAATACTTGATGACATCATTTCTGAAAGTTCTCTAAGTGCAATAAGGAGAAGTAATCAATGATTTGATGTTTTTAGCAGGTTAGAACCTTGCCCTACTCATAATGGGGAGATCAGTGGTGCAAATCCACTACCTGCAACTAAGTAATTGGGAAGTAGTTTAATGGTAAAACCTCAGACTCCAAATCTGAAAGATGAGTGTTCGAGTCATTCCTTCTCAGCATATTGGGATGTATCTCCTCTGTCTGATAAGCAGTTGAAAGAGTAGTTGGTTACAGGTGAGTTCAATTCTCACCATCCCAACATTGGTCAAGAAGAGTAATAGTTGATGTACTTCAATGGTAGAAGACTGCTCTCATAAGGCAGTAGTTGAAAGTTCGAGTCTTTCCATCAGCACTGTGTTAGTAGCTCAGTCAGGTAGAGCAGAAGCATGGGTTCAAATCCAATCTAACACCTCAATATACTCACATAGCTCAGTTGGTCAGAGCAGGAATCTTATACATTCAAGGTCAGGGGTTCAAGTCCCTTTGTGAGTACTATCTTGGAGTACCAGAGTGGCTAATGGTACAGACTGCAAATCTATGTGTTATATAGATAAACTTATAAAGAATAATACAGGAGTTTCTTCAAAGAACTTCTTCTTAGTGGCAGTTACCTTAATAGGTTTAATCATACTATAAAGTATGAAAAGAAATAATGCTCCTATAGCTGAATTGGTTAAAGCAACAGTCTCTTAAACTGTGGACTCAAGGTTCAAGTCCTTGTGGGAGCACAACCTCAACCTTGGCAAATATTCCCCCAAAGCATTGATGGTGGATGCTCTGGACTTTTAATCCTGAGAGTAAGGTTCGACTCCTTATGGGGGAACATAACACATTATTAACTCCAAATTTTTAATTGTTATGAAAAAGGTTATTTCATTAATTAAGAAAGGTGCTAAGGCATACTTTAGACAAGCTGCTAAGGCTTATGCTTGGACACCTACAGGAACTATTCCAATTGGAATATAGTTCCTTTGATGTTGGAGTGAGTAATAAATATATATATGGGAGTACTGCTCAGATGGTGGATGGGCACCAGACTGTAAATCTGGCACATTAGAAACACAATAGGTTCGAGTCCTTTTACTCCTACTTCAATAGAAATCTTTGTCCTTGACTTATGGGTACTGGGCAGGTATGGTTACATTGCGGAGGACTGAAAATCCTTAGAACAAAGTTCGATTCTTTGAGTACCCACTTATAATGCCCTCTTGGTGGAATTTGGTAGACACACTGGATTTAGGCTCCAGTATGAAGTAATAGTAGTGTAAGAGTTCGAGTCTCTTAGAGGGTACTAAAATAATTTGAAAATATTTGGTAGTTCTAATTATTTTACTTTACTTTGCAACATCAAAATAAGAGAATATGTTTGAAGAAGATAGCCTATTTACTCCAATGGAATCAAGCAGAAGTACAGAAGTATCTGGTTCTCAGTTCTTTATTAACTTCTTAAATCAACTTGAAGGTTGGAAGACTAAGTGTAAGAACTTGCATTGGGCAGCACCTAAGAAGAATATCCATGTATATCTTGATGAGTTCCTTGATATATTGTCAGACTATCAGGATAGTCTTGCAGAAGGATATATGGGAATACTTGGTAAAATGCAACCTAATGCTATCAAGGGAACTCCAAGTGATGCACTGAATGCTTTTGACTTTATTAGTGAAGTTAAGTCTGCTACTATTGCATTTTATGATAAGATTCCTCAAGAGACTGTTTATAAAGGTATAGCATCTGAGTGTGAGACCTTTATTCAGAATATCAATAAGTATGACTACTTATTCCACTTATGTGATATAAGACCTTATTGACAAGAGGTGCTCTCATGGTTGTCTGGGTTCAACTCCCAGTGGGAGTACTAATTGCCTCTGTAGCTCAATGGTAGAGCACCTGTTTTGTACTCAGATGGTTGAGGGTTCAAGTCCTTTCAGAGGCTCTAAATGCAGGTATAGTATAAAGGTTAGTATGTAACACTTCCAATGTTAATGTGTGGGTTCAATTCCCACTATCTGCTCAAATATACATTGTAGGGTAGTGTAATGAGTCTACCCTCTGCAACTAATTTAGATAATATGGAAGAGATAGAAAAGGCAAAGATAACAAGGACTAAAAGGACCAATAGTTCAGAGGTTCATCAAGTTATGACTGCATTAACTGATACTACAATCAGAGGTATTGTAAGGTCAGTCAATGAGAAAGGAATTAAGAGAGAGGATATAGTTTCTCTACTTAAAGAAAATGGTCAGTTTGTATTAATCTACTTTAGATAAAAACATTATGGAAATGGAAGAGCAGAAGACAATAGAGAGACCCTTGATGAGTGAAGAGGAGTTCAAGGATTATATGGAGAAGAATAGAGTAGATATTGTAGGAGATTTCTATGGAAAAGGTATTCTTCACCTAAGAACTTATGAAGCAGTAAGCAAGTTCAAGTCTGTAAGGAGAGCAATCAGAAGAGGTCATGTATCTCTTGATGGTATTATCTTCCCTAAGAGACCTTTCAATAACAAGGCTAATACTTGTAAGAGAAAGGGACATCACAGTAGGACTATTAATGAAAGAAAGAAGATGATTTATGAGCAACTTAAACACAGAAAATCAGCCTAATGATTACAATGAAGTGCCAGTATTATACTGCAAGCATTGTCTATCATTGAATATTAGGAACATTCCTAGAATGGAGGATTCAGATTACTGTGATGAGTGTGGCTCCACTGATATAGGAGAATGTTCAATAGAAGAGTGGGAGACTCTATACAAGAATAGATATGGACATAAATTCCTTGAAGAGTATTAACAACTTAATTACAAATTAAAATGGAAGAGCAGAAGGGAAAGGTTGTAGAGATGCAACCAACAAAGGAAACAGAGAGACCTGAAAAGATGTCTTATGAGCAGTTAGAGAACATAGCTCATCAGCTTAGTGAGCAGGCTAAGCAGTTATATATGAAGCTGCAAGCTGCTAATATGGGTAACATGTTCAAGAGACTTGACTACTTGTTTAAGGTAGTAGAGAATGGACATATGTTTAAGCAAGACTTCCTTGAGAAGTGTATTGCTGAGATTGAGGAGCTTATGACAGTTCCTGAAGAGGAAGAGGAAGAGGAAACACCAGATATTAAAACTGAAGAGTAAGATACATGATGAAGAAGGCTAACAACATAGTTAGAATCCCCACTTCATTAAATGGTAAATTCTTTAGATATTGGTTTGAATTTTTAGAGCCTTTTCATAAGCTAACTAATAGAGAGATTGATGTAATTACATCCTTTGTCAAGCAAAGATATGAACTCAGTAAAGTTATCAAGGATAATGAGATACTTGATAAGGTTACAATGAGTGAAGATACAAAGAAGAAAGTAAGGGAAGAGTGTAATATCACTCTCCCACACTTTCAGGTAATTATGGGCAAGCTAAGGAAGAATAAAGTTATCATTGATGGTAAGATTAATTCAAGGTTTATTCCCAACATTGATGAAGAGACTGATACTTTTCAACTATTGTTACTTTTTGAATTGAAATGAATTATCCTGATATAATTGGTAAGGTTTCTGAAGAGTTGGATTTACCTAAAGAAGTGGTAGATAAAACATATAAGGCATTTTGGTTATTTATTAACCAATCCATAAAGTCCTTGCCATTAAAGGAGAATCTTAATGAAGAGGATTTTGCTAAGTTAAGAACAAATTTCAACATTCCATCACTGGGTAAACTGACTTGCACTTATGATAGGATGTTAGGTATGAAAAAGAGACTCAAGTTTATTAAACAGATAAGGGAGAAGAAATGAAGAAATTGTTTATTAGTCAGCCCATGAAGGGTAAGACAAATGAAGAAATAGAAGCTGAAAGAGCCAAAGCTGTGGAAGAGGCTAAGACAGTACTCAATGATGATGTAGAATATGGTATAAAAGTTATTGAGTATGTTGAAGGTTAAGAAAATAAAGCCAATGTTCACTGCACTTATCACTACAATGGATAAGTATGAGCATGATGTAACTACAAGAGGTGGTCTAATTGATACTACTAAGCAGCAGGGTGGATTAAAAGAATATCAAACTGTACTTGCAGTAGGTAGTTCAGTAAGAGATATAAAGGTAGGTGATATAGTGTGTGTAAACCCTACAAGGTTTGCAGTAAGAAAACATCAAGCAGGCACTCTTAAAGATGGAATTGTAACTGACAATCCTGTTACTACTTACAATTTTGATGTTGTTGAGATGGATGGAAAGCAGTGTCTATTGCTACAGGATAGGGATATTGACTTCATTATTGAAGAATGGGAAGAGATTCCAGATACTCAGCCACAAGTATATGTGCCAGACAAAAAGCTTATTGTTTAAGACTTGTTCTTTAAGACTTGTTCTTTAAGACTTGTTCTTGCTGTAATAGAACTTTGCCTATAGATAACTTCTACATTAGAAGTTATAAAGATAAGAATGTCAACATCCATAAGTATTCTGATTCTAAGTGCAAAGATTGTAAAAATGCTTACAGTAGAAATTACAATAATGTGAATAAGGATACATTAAAAGTATCCATAAAGAGTATCCATAAAGAGTGGAGAGATAAGAATAAAACAAAAGTCAAATCTTATAGAGATAAGTGGAGAAGAGAACATCTAAACTACTCTAAAGAATGGGCTGAAAGAAATAAGTCTAAAATTAGACTCTCACAGATTAAGTATAATTATAATTTAACTGAAGAAGAATATGAAGCTTTACCAAAAGCTTGTGAAGTATGTGGAAGTACAAAGAACCTATGTATAGACCATAACCATATTACAGGAAAGGTTAGAGGAGTATTATGCTCAAGATGTAATTCAGCTCTTGGCTTACTGGGAGATAGCAAAGAAGTCATACTAAAGTTGGCTTCATATATAGAAAGGCAGTAGTGAAAACTACTGCTTTTTTTTTGAAAAGAAAAAGTTATGATAAAATTATTCAAATATGAGGGTTACAAGGTAGTAATATCTGAGGAAGCCTTTGCTCTTAAACCATTTAGACAGATATGGCAAAGAGATAGGACTGTTAATAAGGATAAGGCTATTATGGAACTTGGCTTCATATACTTCTTCTGTGACCCAAGAAGTGACTATCAATACCTTGTAGATGACAAGAAGAGAATGGAAGCTATTAAAGAGGGAGAGGGATTACCTCCTAAATGGGAACCAGACAGGATAGTAACAAATGCAATGGAATTTTATAAATCATTTAAGCCAATCTCTGCATTACTTCTTGAAGACACGAGGTTTATGGTTAATAAGTTTAGAGCAAAACTAAGGGAGTTGGATTTTAACAGTCTTGAGGTTAAGGAGTTCAAGGAGATTACAGCCATTGTGAAACAAATTACACCTCTCATTAGAGATTTGGATGAGGCTGAGAAAGCACTTAACTCTGAAATGAGAAGTTCAAGTAAGATGAGAGGACAGGGAGAAAAGACTATATTTGAGGATGACTTAGCATTGTAACTATGAAAGCAGAAGATATTATAGAAGGTCTTAATAAACATATTGAGACAAGGAGAAGTGAGAGGGGAATTGAGAATGTAGGGCACATGGTATTACAGAAAGAAATCATGCCTCATTCCTCATTCAAGGTTTATAAGATTTACAGGTACACTCTTTGGTTTACTAAGAGAGATAAATCTTATAGAGTAATAACAGTACAGCATACTGCTAAGGTTCCTGATGGTCAGGAAGAGAATATATTAAGAGAGATGAATATTATGTTAAGTACACTAATATTCAATTGGATAGGCTCTGATTTTTATGAAGCAGTTATAAAGGGAGAATATAATGGAGTTTCAGAAAATACCAATGAATGAATATCAAACTGAGCTAACTGAGGAATTGGTTAATAGCCTTCCTCAGGAAGTTCAGGACCAGTTATTTGATATTATAAATAATGTAGAGTTTGTCAAGAGATTGATAAGTCCTGCAAGAGAATATGCTAAGGATAGACCAAGAGATGATAGAGGTAGAATCATTGTAGACTTAGCTAATCCTCACATATTAGAGAATATGGATTACTTCAGACCATCTGCTATACATTATGAAAAGTATGGTACATTTACCAACCTTAGACCTAATGCCAATCCTAATAGTGAATATGGTAAGTGGGTAAGAGAGGAAAGAAGAAGAATCTGGGATGGTTATGTGAGAGAAAGTGATGGAGAGTGGGTTACAGGATATATGTATTGGTTCCTTAACTACTCTCCCATGATGCTCTCTAAGATTAGAGAGTATAAGGATGAGAATGGTAAGAAGAGAAAGTCCAAAAGAGCTGATAGAGTAGAGGCATTGCCTGAATGTTGGGAAGGTATCTATTGGAGATTCCATTGCTTAGACCAAGCATCAAATGGTGGCTTGTATAATAACTTTGAGGGAGGTCAGCACATGGCTGAGCTTGCTTCCAGAGGTAAAGGTAAGTCATATAGTCTTGCATCTATACTTAACCATATCTTTGTAGTAGGTGAGAATGAGGAAGCACATGAGAAGGTAAAGGGTATAGTAACTGCCTATCAAAAGGAGTATCTTACTAAGGATGGTGTCCTTAACAAGTTTGTAGATATGGCTAACTTCTGTGCAACTAATACCCAGTTTCCAAGAAAGAGATTAAAGAACTCTTTGCAGGAAATGACATGGATAATGGGGTATAAGGATATAGAGTTGGATATTGAAAGAGGTACTCAGAATACAGTACTTGGAGTATCATCTAAGGATGATGAGTCTAAGTTGAGAGGTAAGAGAGCTGCTAAGATTCTTATTGAAGAGTTTGGTACATTCCCAAGATTAGTTGATTTGTATAATGTGCTTTTACCTTCAGTACAGGAAGGTGATATTGTCTTTGGGCAAATCTATATGTTAGGTACTGCTGGTGATAATGAATCAGACTTTGCTGGTGCTCAGGAAATCATGTATAACCCTAAAGGTTATAATATGTATGCTTTACCTAATGTATTTGATAAGTACAACCAAGGTAAACCTTACTTTGTATTCTTCTTTCCTGGCTATGTAAATAGAAAAGGATGTTATAATGAGAATGGTGTATCTGATGTAATTAAGGCTCTAATTGAAATTCTTATAAATAGGTATAGGGTAAAGTACAATTCTACTGACCCTAATACTATTATTAAGACTATTGCTGAGGTTCCTATTACTCCTGCTGAAGCTATTGTTAAGTCAGGTGTAAATATGTTCCCTGTAACTGACTTGACTGAAAGAATAGGTCAATTAGATGCTAATCCTACAGAGTATGATGATGTATATGTAGGTGATTTGGTATTCAATAAAAATGGTCAAGTAGAGTACAAACCTACCTCTGCTACACCTATTAGGGACTTCCCACATAAGGATAATAAGATAGAGGGTGCTATTGAAATATATCAGTTACCTGAGATTGATAGGAATACAGGTAAGCCATACAATGATAGGTATATATTAGGTGCTGACCCTTATGATGATGATGAATCAAATACTATGTCTTTAGGTTCTATATTTGTACTGGATTTATGGACAGATAGGATAGTAGCTGAATACACTGGAAGACCTCCTTTTGCTGATGATTACTATGAGATTTGTAGAAAGCTTTGTATATTCTACAATGGTAGGCTGAACTATGAGTACAATAAAAAAGGTCTATTCTCTCACTTCTCGACAAGAAATAGTCTCTATCTTCTTACAGATGTTCTTGAGTTCTTAAAGGAAAAGCAGATGATGAAAGATGGCTATGGTAACAAGTCAAAAGGTACTAATGCCTCTCCTGCCATTAATGCTTATGCAAGGAGTAGATTGAGAAGCTGGCTATTAGCTCCAGTTCCTATTATGCAAACTATTGATGGAGAAGAGAAAGAGGTAATGGTTCCAAGACTATTTACTGTAAGGAACAGAGCACTGCTGAAAGAGCTTATTAATTACAACTCTGAGGGTAACTTTGATAGAATATCTGCTATGGGTATGCTGATGCTTCTAAGAGAAGATAGAATGATAAGATACCAAGGAGATGTTAGTAAGGAAAAGCAGGAGAGGGCTGATAATAACTATGATGGTAATGACCTATTCTTTAAGAGGAACTATGACTTTAGGTTTAGGCAGTAAATTTAGTAAAAATGGAGACTAATGGTTAATAAATTACTTACATACTTGTATAGGTCAAGGATTCTACTTACCTTTACACAGTAATTAAATTGAAGTATAATGGGATATGAAATGATAAATTTGCCTCCACAGCAACTTCCCTTCAGTAAGAAAAATAAAGCTTGGAGGAAGAAGCACTTGGATTGGGCAGACAGTAAGACCTTCTTCAATTATAGCTTAGTTAGAAAATCTGTAATACATAAGAAAATTAACTATGACTTGCTCAATGGTAAACTACACATGAGTGACCTTGAGATGATACTGAATCCTGAAAAGCTACAGGCAGGTTTCATACCTGATATGATTCAACACTATCCTATTATGAATAGTAAGTTGAATGTGCTTAGAGGTGAGGAAAGTAAGAGAATCTTTGACTTCAAGGTAGTAGTTACTAATCCTAATGCTATTACAGAGATAGAGAATAACAAGAAGCAAGAATTACTACAGAAGCTACAAGAATGGGTATCTAATACTTCTCAGTCAGAAGAAGAGGCTAATCAAGAGCTTGAAAAGATAAATGACTATTACAGCTATGAGTGGCAGGATATGAGGGAAATAAGGGCAAATGCCTTATTAAACCATTACATAAAGGAATTGAATATCCCTCTAATATTCAACCAAGGCTTCATGGATGCAATGGCAGTTGGTGAAGAGATTTATCAATGTGATATTGTAGGAGGTGAACCTACTATTGAAAGATTGAATCCACTCAAAGTAAGAATCTTTAAGTCAGGATATAGCAATAAGATTGAGGATGCAGATATGATAATCCTTGAAGATTATTGGAGTCCAGGCAAGGTCATTGATACCTATTATGATGTATTGACAAAGAAAGATATGGAGTACATAGAGAAGATGCCTGACCATGTAGGTCAAGCTGCTACAGACTCTATGGACAACATTGATGAGAGATATGGCTTTGTCAATAACCACATGATAGGAGATGAAATAAGTACAGAAGGATTCTTTTGGGACCCATTAGGAGGATATGATGGAGTTAATAACTCACTTCTTCCTTATGATGTTGCAGGAAACTTGAGAGTACTTAGAGTATATTGGAAGTCAAGAAGAAAGATTAAGAAGGTAAGAAGTTATGACCCTCAAACAGGTGAAGAAGTATTTAACTTCTACCCAGAGACTTATGTAATAGATAAGGATGCTGGAGAGGAAGAGCAGATATTCTACATCAATGAAGCATGGGAAGGAACTAAGATTGGTACAGACATTTATGTCAATATGAGACCAAGAGTAGTTCAATATAACAGATTAAGTAATCCTTCAAGATGTCACTTTGGAATTGTAGGCTCTATTTATAACCTTAATGACAACAGACCATTCAGCTTGGTGGATATGATGAAGCCATATAACTATTTGTATGATGCAATACATGATAGATTAAATAAGCTAATAGCAAGAAGCTGGGGTTCATTGGTGAGATTAGATTTTGCCAAGAAACCTAAGGGATGGGATGTAGAGAAATGGTTATACTATGCAAAGACTATGGGTCTTGCAGTAGAAGATAGCTTCAATGAGGGTAATGTAGGTGCAGCTACAGGTAAACTTGCAGGTGCATTAAACAATGCTTCTACTGGTGTAATTACAGCTTCTAGTGGTAATCAGATACAGCAATACATTAATCTTCTTGAGTTTATCAAGATGGAAATGGCAGAAGTTGCTGGCATTACCAAGCAAAGAGAAGGTCAGGTAAGTAATAGAGAGACAGTAGGTGGAGTAGAGAGAAGCATGATGCAATCTTCTCATATTACAGAGTGGCTATTTGTAGTACATGAGGATGTCAAGAAGAGAGTATTAGAGTGTTTGCTTGAAACAGCTAAGATAGCATTAAGAGGCAGAAGCAAGAAGTTCCAATATATCTTGTCTAATAATTCAATGAGAGTTATGGAGATAGATGGTGATGAATTTGCAGAAGCTGATTATGGTCTTATAGTGGATAATAGCAATGGTGTTCAAGAATTAAACTCAAAACTTGATACTTTAGCTCAGGCAGCATTGCAGAACCAGACTCTATCATTCTCAACTATTATGAAGTTATTCAGTTCAGCTTCACTTGCTGAAAAGCAGAGACTTGTTGAAAAGGATGAACAGATTATTCAAGAAAGAAATGCTCTAGCACAGCAACAACAGTTGGAATCTCAGCAACAGATTGCTCAGATAGAAGCTAAACAGAGACAAGCTGAACTTCAACAGAAAGAGCAGGCTAATATCAGAGATAGTGAGACTAAACTCATGATAGCTCAAATACAAGCTAACAATAAAGATGATGATGGTATTGTAGAGCAGGAATTTTCTGAGGAAGCCAAGGCAAATCTGATGGAGAAAATGAGAGAGTTCAATGAGAGATTAGAGCTTGATAAAGATAGATTAAATCATGATAAGAAAAAACATGAAGATGAAATATCTGTAAAAAGACAAGCATTAAAAAAGAAAACAACAGCTAATACTAAATAGGTATGATTAAGATTAGAGACATTGTTATATCAAGTGTAGCACCCAATCTAAAGGAGGTTGGGTGGCTACTCCCCTTACAAGATGGTACATTTAAGCTTAAATTTTATGGTCCAAATGGGTGGACAGATGCAGCATCTGGAGTTCAAGGACCACAAGGACCCCAAGGAAAAAAGGGTGATAAAGGAGATAAAGGAGATACTGGACCAGCAGGAAAAAAAGGAGATATTGGTGCACAAGGTCCTGCTGGACCACAAGGACCCCAAGGTCCTGCTGGTAAAAAGGGAGATAAGGGAGATACTGGTGCACAAGGACTACAAGGACTACAAGGACTACAAGGACTACAAGGTCCTGCTGGTGCACAAGGAAAAAAAGGAGATACTGGACCAGCAGGTCAAAAGGGAGAAAAAGGAGATACTGGTGCACAAGGACCAGCAGGTCAAAAGGGAGATACTGGACCCCAAGGTCCTGCAGGTCCTGCAGGTCAAAAGGGTGCAGCAGGGGCTAATGGTAAATCAGTTACAGCTATTAAATTAACTACAGATGAAACAGGCAAAGTGACTGGAGGTACAGCTACTTTAAGTGATAAGTCTACAATACAAATAACAGTAACTCAAGGTTAATAGTTATGGGGAAAATTAAAAAGCTTTCAGAAAGGGAGTTAATTGGAGGAACACAAGATACAGATGTATATCCAGTTACTTCTGTTAAGGCAGTGTTTGATGAAAAAAATACTAGACTAGATACCATACTTGGAAATATAGAGCAAGATAAAAATGCCTATAATATGTATGTGTTCACTAATAATAGTAAGGTAAATGAGCTTATTAAAGAGCTATATATACCAAATAAAGAGTTTTCTTATTTACAAGGAAAAGCATGTTCTATAGATATACAGAAAGCATCACTACATCAGTCTAATAATAGGTATTATAATCTTTTTAGATTTAGAATTAATGGAGAAGAAATTGGTCCTGATAGTAATTTAGTTTTAGTTAGTGGTTCGTATGAAACTAAAGAAGAAGCAGAAGCTGCAATAATTAATGTTGGAGTTAATCACACTAATTTATATAGTAAAGATGTTTATTCTGTAATAAATTGGGATGCTATGGAAACAGACAGTACTACTATATATAATGTAGTTGTAAATACACTTATGTGGAATTTAGCCATGTCTCCTGCTATAGAATATTCAATATCTGGAGTAAAAGAATCTACAGAAGCTGCTAATGCAGCAGCACAGGCAGCATTAGAGGCTGCTGATGCTACTAGCAATGCACTATCATCTATAAATGCAGCAACTACAGTAGCTAATAATGCTAAAGCCTCTGCTGATGCTGCAGCCTCATCTGCTGTAGAAGCTACTACAAAGGCTAATAATGCAACAAAAGCAGCTAATAATGCTGCTTCAGAAGCATCTAAGGCTACATTAGCTGCAGAGAAAGCTACTTCATCTGCCAATGAGTTAAGTAACTCTCTTTCTGATAGAGTTACTAATGTAGAATCTGGAATAAAAGGGGCCGTATCAACAGCTAATAGTGCTATGACTGAAGTAGATAATGTATCTGGTGAATTGGTTAATGTAAAAGCTGATGTAACAACAGCAAAAACTAACTCAGAGCAATCATTAGAAAAATCAAATGAAGCAATACAAAAAGTAGAAGAAAATACAGATTCTATAACTGGAATAAGCCAAAAAATAAGTGGAAATATAAACTATGAAGATTTATCAGAATCTGCAAGACAACAGATAGAATCTGCTGGTGGTGGCTCTATTGTAAATAATGCTGATGATGAGGATTTAGAAGTATTTGTTAATAGTGGAGATAAATCTGTTATTAGAAGAAAGACTATAAAACAATATGTACCATCTCAAAAGACAGGTCTTGGTTATGTTATTTTAAGAAGAAATAAGTCTTTTATAGAACAAGTAATATATAGCAATACTATTTATGAAATAGGATATGATTTTGACTTGGGAGGAGAAACAGCCTCCATCCCAGCTAACTGTATATTAAAATTCACAGGTGGCAGCATTGATAATGGTGTACTATCAAGTGCAGATAGTAGGGGATTTATAGTAAAGGCGGAAGAATATCAAATTTTTGGTAATTTACTTACATTCGATGTAAGTAATAGTAGAACTTGTATAATAAATAAGGAAGTATATGCTAAATGGTTTGGAGATATGTCAGAGACAGCAGACTCTGCTATAGCTATAAGAAGAGCTATAGCTGCTGTAGGTGGTTCAAGATATTCATTTAGTTATTACCCGACCATATATCTTCCATCAACTGCCATCTATTTATCTTCCACTGTAAAGATAGATTCTTATGGAGTTATAATAGATGGTCGCCATGAGAGGAAAAATGGATTAAGTCCCTATATTATTCCAAATGTTCCCAACCTTACCTGTTTTCAGGTAACAGGATTTTGTGATTGTTCCCTTAAGAACATGTTAATACAGTGCTCAGAGTCAGATGAAGCAGGAGTACTGAGGACTTTTGTTGCTTTTGATTTTATACAAGCTGAACATTTATATCTTGAGAATTGTGAAGTTGCAGATGCAAAAATAGGATTTTATTTCTCAGGAACTGAAAATGGAATAAACTTAGCACTCCTAAATAAAGTATCTTGTACAAGAAGCTTATATGGAGTTTGGATTAATTATGGTGGAGATACTTCATGGAAAAATGGTATTGAAATAGTACCTTGGAATATATCAAAAAATGATATAAATATCAGAATAGATAAAGGTGCGGTTACTACTATTAGAGGAGGCTCTGCTGAGATTGGAGGTACTGGAGGGTATAATACTAATCTTCCTAGTTATATATCACATAATTATGGTATCTATGTAACTGGAGAGTCAGTAGTTAATGTTATAGGAAGTTTATGGCTTGAAAACTTGTATTATACAATATATGCTAAAGATAATTCTATAGTAAATGTATATGGGGAAACTTGGGCACTTAGTAACTTTATGAAGGAGGATAATGCTAATATAAATATAGTAGGCTCAAATAGTCAGACATTCTCATTGGAAACTGGTGATTTATGGAGAATATTAAAAGACAAGTGTGGACTATTCTTGGACTCAAATTTCCTAAAATCTATAGATAGTACTCCAGGGTCTAATTATAATCCATCATCTTATAAGTTGTTAAATATAAAAAATTTCCCAGAGGTGGAAGAGCCTATTGAATGTACAGCATATACTGTAAATATAGGTAATAAGACTTTTATATCTTCAGTAAATAAATATACTCTGAATTCATATATAGGTACTAGAAAGATTACATGCTTTATAAAGCAGAAAATAGGAGCAGCATCTTTCCCTATAAAATTTACTACCTCTTTAGGAAAAACATTACAAATAGGACTTACATCATTTACTGAGAATAGTTATAATCCATCATCTATAGAGAACAATCCAGATGTACCAGTAGTTCCATGTATAGAGGCAATAGTACAAATTTATTATGATAATAAGTTCGTCCAAAATTCAAAACCCTGTAGAATATTTACCAAGAATAATATGACATCTATGAAGGGAGGGTACTTTGACCTTATCTTAGGTGTATCATTTGATTTGGATACTTATGAGACTATGATAATAAATGCAGATGGCACCTCATATATAGCTTCCAATTATCACTTAATGGATATACCACAGGATGAGCAAATATATATAAACAGTTTAAGCATTACTGGGGCATATTCCTCTGCTAAAGAAACAGGATTTGAAAAAATAATAACATTCAAAGACAACTTGAATTCTTATGAGATAGATTATGTTATCAATAAATGCCTTAAAGAGAATATATTTAATACTGGTAACTATACAACTACTTTTAAGAATTTTGAAAAATTTAATCCTAAAGTAGTAAGTATTCCAAAGACAGATAGTAATCCATCTGCTCTATTGCAGACTATAAATATAGGGGAAGATAATAAAACACAACTTCATGGGTTTATTCAAACAAATTCAATAAGTGATTTATCTGCTACTCTAAAAAGTTATGGAGGTACTAATAATATAGATTCTAATAATCTGTTAGTGTTTAATAGAGACAGCCTTAGATTATCATTGTTCTCAGAGCTAAATAGCTCTGGAGAATTTATGATTACTAATGTAATTCTAGTGGCTAAGACTAGCTTCTCTAATGGTGAATATATAAACTCTGTATATAATAAGAATGGTACAGTGATATTCTTCACTGACTTAAATATAAAAGCTTATGTATATAATGGGAAAGTATATGATTTCTATGGAAACATAATTAGAGGTCTAGATTATAAAAAAGCAGGCTTAACTTCACAGAGACCAACATTATCTTTGACAATAGGACAAATGTATTTTGATACTACTTTGAAGAAGCCTATATGGTATGATGGTACTGCTTGGGTAGATAGTACTGGAACTTATGTATAAAGGGTCTAGCTATGTTAAAAAAATATTCAATATTTATTATAATGTTGTTGATGGGGGCATTACTAATTAGTACATGCTCCCTATACAACAACAATCAAAATCTCAGAGACAAGCTAAGTATTTCTATTTCTAATGAGAAGGCTTTTATTGTAGAGAATAATGGGTTAAAAGTTCAAAACAGGACATTCCAATTTACAGTAGAACAGCTTGAATACTTTAATGACTCATTGATTACAAAGATGAATGAGGTCAGGAAGGAACTAAGAATAAAGGACAAGGATTTGAAGCAAATGCAGTATCTTCTATCAGAAGCCCAGAAGAAAGATACTATTGTATTTAGAGATACTTTGTTCAAAGAACCTACATTAGACATAGATACACTTGTAGGAGATAAGTGGTATCAAATGAGGCTTGGGCTTAAATATCCAAGTACAATTACTACAGACCCTAAGTTTGTTAGTGAAAAATACATAATGATGGATTATAAGAAAGAAACTATAAATCCTCCAAAGAAATGTTGGTTACTTAGGCTATTTCAAAAGAAGCATAAAGTAGTAGAAGTGAATATTGTGGAGAAGAACCCTTATATTGAGAACAAACAACAAAGATTCATTGAAATTGTAGAATAATTATGATTGACTTAGGAATACTAATCACTGGAGGTATAGGGCTTATTACCACAATAGTCAGTGGCTGGACATCATGGTTCTTTGCAAGAAAGAAGTATAATAGTGAAGTTGATAGTAACCTCATAAATAACATGAAAGAATCATTAGATTTTTATGAGAAGCTCTCTGCTGATAATAGAGAGAGGTTGGAAGAGGTACTAAAAAGAAATGCAGAGTTAGAGCAGGAAGTAGGGGAGCTTAGAAAACAGATGTTTAACCTTATGAGTTCCATATGTATTGACCTTACCTGCCAATTAAGAAAGAGAAACTTAAACCTTTTTAATGAGCATGGAGTTAATAGTAGACAGAAAATGGAAGAAGCAGAGCTACACAATAAGTAATCTTACTATTGATGGGAAGTGGTTTTGCAATGTACTTGAAGATGCTGATAGAGGGTTAGATGACTCTATGAGCATAGCTAAGATTAGAGAATTGAAGAAACCTTCAATTACAGCTATTCCAAAGGGTACTTATGAGATTACCTTAGGTGTCATTTCTCCTAAGTACTGTACTAATAGTTTTTACAAGCAAGTATGTAATGGTAAAGTACCAAGACTACTTAATGTAAAGGGATTTGAAGGTATACTTATTCATGCAGGTAATACTGACAAAGACTCAGCAGGATGCCTATTAGTAGGTGTCAATAAAGTTAAGGGTCAAGTAATAAACAGTAGAGAAACTTTCAAAGAGCTATACAAGCTTCTTAAAGACAAGCATGATAAAGGTGAAAAAATAACCATTAAAATTCTATAGTTATGGCAAAGAATTAATCAAAGATTGCACAGTAATCTAAAATCAAAGATTGCTTGATAGAATTTATTGAAGTAATTAGGAGGAGAAGATATGATAACCTACATATATGATAAGGGTAAGAGATAATCTTACCCTTTCTTTTTGTACATATTACAAGCATTTTACTTATACAAGTAAAAGCAATTTATTTACCATGTTGTAGGTATACAAAACTTTACTTACTTTTGTACTGTTTTAAGAACAAAAAGGTAGAAGAGTATGGAAGAAGAACTTAGCTTAGATAACATCTTAGGAGCAGAGGAAATTGAGAATCTGTTTGTAGAAGATGAGGATACCCCACCTACAAATGGGGAGCCTCCTAAGAAAGAGGAGGAGCCAGATAAGGATAAAGAAGAAACTACTGAGGTTGTTGATGTAGATAACTTATTTACTGATACACCAGAGAGCGTAGGTAGTGGAAAAGAAAATACAGAGGAAAAGGAAGATACCACTCTTAAAGGGGATGGTACTTCTCCCAAAAACTTCTACTCTTCCATTGCCAAAGCCTTGAAAGAGGAAGGTATCTTCCCAGACCTTGATGATGAGGGCTTATCTAAGGTTAAAGACCCTGAAGACCTTAGAGATTTAATTGACCAACAGATAAAGGCAGGTCTTGATGAAAGACAGAAAAGAATTGATGAAGCCTTGAATGCTGGAGTTGAACCTACAGAGATTAGAAAGTATGAGAATACTATAAACTTCCTTGATTCTATTAAGGAGGATAATATCTCTGATGAAGGTGATAAGGGAGAAAAACTTAGAAAAGACCTGATTTATCAAGACTTTATTAATAGAGGTTATAGTAAGGAAAGGGCTGCAAGAGAAGTGCAAAAGTCTTTCAATGCTGGTACTGATATTGATGATGCAAAAGAGGCTTTGAAAAGCAATATTGACTTCTTCAAGGATAAGTATAATGAACTTGTCAATGAGGCTAAGTCAGAAGTAGAACAGGAAGAGAAAGAAAGAAAGGAACAGGATGAAAAGCTTAAATCATCAATCCTTAATGACAAGGATGTGTTTGGGGATTTATCAATAGATAAATCAACAAGACAGAGGATTTATGATAACATAGCTAAGCCTGTGTATAAAGACCCAGAGACAGGAGAGTACTTTACTGCTATCCAAAAGTATGAGATGGAAAACAGGACAGACTTCCTAAAGAATATTGGGTTACTTTTCACACTAACTGATGGCTTTAAGAACCTAGATGGTTTGGTGAAAGGTAAAGTAAAGAAAGAAGTAAGGAAAGGTCTTAGAGAGCTGGAACATACTCTCAACAACACAGCAAGAACCTCAGATGGTAATCTAAAGTTTGTCAGTGGAGTTGATGAGGACCCTGAATCCTTTATTGGAAAGGGATGGAATCTTGATGTCTAAGCCTTTAATATATAAAGATATAATAACTGATAAATTTTAAGTAAAATGGCTGGAAAATTAGGTAAGTTTCAAATGGTAGGCTTCCAACACTGGAAGGGTCTTACTAAGGAAAACCACCTTGGTTCTATCTTTCAGTTAGCTCCACAGAAGGCTACAAACCTAATGGTGCAACTGTTGGCTTATTACAGAGGAAAGACACTTGATACATTCCTAAATCAATTCCCAACAAGAGAGTTTGAGGATGATAATGAATACTACTGGGATGTTATTGGTTCTTCAAGGAGAAACATTCCTCTTGTAGAGGCAAGAAATGAGAATGGTACTGTTGTTACAGATGCCAGTGGTATGATTGGAGTAGGTACTACTCCCTTCTATTTGGTATTCCCTGAGGATTGGTTTGCTGATGGTGAATACATTGTAGGTAATCTGAATGAAATCTATCAGTTCAGAATACTTGGAGACCCAAGAATGGAGGGCACTAATGCAGTGTATAAGGTAGAGCTTGCTGCTGGTAACACAGCAGGTGTTCCTGCTGAAAGATTGCTTGCAGGTGAGAGATTCTCAGTTGAAGCTGCATTTGTTGAGAAGGAACTTTCAAGAAAGGTTGGTGATGTAAGATTTACAAGCCCTGTTTCTATGAGAAATGAGTGGTCTGTAGTAAGAATCCAGCACAAGGTTCCAGGTTCTATGTTGAACAAGAAGCTGGCTGTAGGTATTCCTATTGTTAAGGAAACTGAGGGTAGATATACTAAGTCAGTTGCTACAATGTGGATGCACAATGTAGATTGGGAAGTAGAACAGCAATTCTCTGAGTACAAGAACAATGCACTTGCATTTGGTAGAAGCAACAGAAATGCCAATGGTGAGTACATGAACTTTGGTAAGTCTGGTAATGTTATTAAGACAGGTGCTGGTCTGTTTGAGCAGATGGAAGTTGCTAATACTATGTATTACAACACATTCAGCTTGAAGCTTCTTGAAGATGCTCTATATGAGCTTTCTGCTTCTAAGTTAGACTTTGGAGACAGATACTTCTTGATTAAGACTGGTGAAAGAGGTGCTATCCAATTCCACAAGGAAGTACTAAAGACAGTATCAGGTTGGACACAATTTGTTCTTGACAACAGCTCTATTGGTGTTATTCAAAAGACTCAATCTAAGTTGCACCAAAACTCATTGAGTGCTGGTTTCCAATTTGTTGAGTATAAGGCTCCTAATGGTGTTAGAGTTAAGATTGATGTAGACCCATTCTATGATGACCCAGTAAGAAACAAGATACTCCATCCAAATGGAGGTGTTGCATTCTCTTACAGATATGATATTATGTACATTGGTACTATGGACCAACCTAATATCTTTAAGTGTAAGATTAAGGGTGACAATGAGTACAGAGGTTATCAATGGGGTCTAAGAAACCCATTCACAGGTCAAAAGGGTAATCCTTACATGTCATTTGATGAGGATTCTGCTGTAATTCATAGAATGGCTACTCTTGGTATCTGTGTTCTTGACCCAACAAGAACTATGTCACTAATCCCTGCAATTCTACAGGGCTAATGATAAAAGGGGAGTAGGATAAGCTCCTACTTCCCTTATTTTATTTCAAAAAGTTAAGGAGAAGATATGACAGAAAAGAAAATGGAAGAGAAGGTGGATTATACTGTACCTGACTTTGATATAGACAATACAGAGACTCCACTTCAGGAAGTACCAAAAGAAGAGGCTACTGTAAAAAGCCTTAAGAAGATACAAAAGAGAATAGAGGTATCTGATGATGCCTTAGTTAGTTGTCTGAGAAATGAGAGAATTATTGTAAGACATGTACCTAAGCTGACAGGTATGTGGGGTAATAACCCTAAGCATGTGTTGTCAGGAGGTATGGCAGAAGGTGCAGTTAGAACCTTTGTAGTACCAAGATTATCTTCAGGTATGTTTGTTAATGTCCTTACAGACAAGGAGAAAGCATTTCTTGAAGAAATAATGGGTCTTGAGTATAATGCACTGAGTATCTATAAGAAGGTAGATAACTTCTGGGATGATTCTAATGAGAATGGCATCAATAAGGTAAGATTGACAAAGCAGGATAACTACTTCAATCTATCTGACCCAGAGGATTACATCAGATATAAGATACTATTAGCCAACAAGGATTATATTGCTCCTTCATTGCAAGCATTGCAAGATACTCCTAAGGCTACTTACCAGTTTGTTATCATTTCTGAGGGTGAAGAGACTAAGGTTGCTAAGAATAATATGAGCACTACAATGATGTGCTATAAAGAGTTTGGTAAGATTGAGGATGATGTTGATATATTAAGAGTTATTGTTGAGACCATTGATGGTAGACCTACATCACAGACTGCTAAACTTGAGTTCTTACAGACTAAGGTTAATAGCTTGATACAGGCTGATAGCAAGATATTCTTGAAGGTTATTACTGACCCAATGCTTTCTACAAAGGTTCTTATTAAGAGAGCTATAGAGGCAGGTCTGATTTCTAATAGGGGTAGTTACCTATACTTGAGAAAGGATAATACTCCACTTTGTGAGGCTAATGAAGAACCTACATTGAATGTAGCAGCTAAATACTTAAACTCTCCTAAGCATCAAGAAGTTAAGTTTGCTTTGGAAGCTAAGCTGAAGTAAAAAAAGAGTATGACAACACAGGAATTTTCTGATGAATTTGATATTCTGTATAACAATATAATGAGTAATCAGGCTCCAGGTCTTAATGAGTATGAGAAGTCTGTCTTTCTAACTAAGGCTCAATCAGAGATATTGAAAAATTATTTCAATCCTAAGGGCAATAAGTATGGACAGGGATTTGATGAAAGTGCCAAGAGGCAGATAGATTTTTCTACTCTGATAACTGTTACTAAACCATCACAACAAACCTCTGTTGAGGGATATGTCAAATTTGATGATAGAAGCAAGCTCTACGAAATGCCTAAAGATATTCTATTTATGTTGAATGAAACAGGCATTAGTACTGTAGATGGAGTTAAGAGACTGATTAGTATAATTCCTATGAATTATGAAGAGTATGCAAGACTTATGTCTAAGCCTTGGAAGCAGCCCCTAAAGAATCAAGGTTGGAGACTATTCCAATCTGCTGGTGGGGTTGATTTTATCTCTGAGGTAGTCATTAAATATGATAGTACTTTGACTGATTACAAGATTAGATATGTGAAGAGACCAAAGCCTATCATACTTGCAAATCTGGCTGATGAGTATTCTAATGTGTCTATTGATGGAATAAAAACCATTACAGAATGTGAATTAGATCCTATTCTTCATCCAGAAATTCTTCAAAGAGCAGTAGAACTTGCAAAGTCTGCTTACACAGGAGACTTAAAGAGTAGTGTAGAACTTGGTCAAAGAAGTGAATAATGACAACTGAAGAATTTTCTAATGAGTTTGACACCTTACTGAATAGCTATTCTACCATAGAGGCATTTGGAAAGACACCTAGCACTGTTGAGCTTGATGAATATGAGAAATCTGTATTTCTCACTAATGCTCAAGAAGAGATAGTGATAGGTATGTATAATGGTAAGAATCCATTTGGAGACTCATTTGAGAGGACTGAGGAAATCAGAAGATACTTGAGTGACCTAATAAAGACTTACACAACTACTGATAAGAAAGTAGGATATACAGGACTATCCAAATCCTCAGTATTCTTTGAATTACCTGATGACTTATGGTTCATAACCTATGAAGCAGTTAATTTGAAGGATGATGGATTAGGATGTATGAGTGGTGAAGACATCTCTGTAATACCAATTACTCAGGATGAGTACCATAGGATAAGAAAGAATCCTTTCAGGGGTACTAATGAAAGAAGAGCTTTAAGGCTTGATTTGAGTGGTAAGGTAGTAGAGATAGTATCAAAATATAATGTGGAGAGTTATCTTGTTAGATACCTTTCAAGACCTGCTCCCATTATATTAACTGATTTGACAGATAATTTGTCAATCAATGGCATAAGTGTAAAAACAGAATGTGAATTGAACCCTGTAATACATAGAGCTATACTTGAGAGAGCAGTAAAACTTGCCATCATAAGTAGGGTTCCAAATACAGGAAAAGAATAAAACTATTGTATAATTTAATATTAAATTAAAATGGCAACATTTAGTACAAATCAAGTAAGACAGCTTTATGTAGCAAAAGCACTGAAGACTCCTCATGTACTTGCATCAGATGCTGCTGGCACTATTGCAGTAAAGAATGATACTGCAAAGAATCATCTGTACTTTGAATATAAGGGTGCTGACAACTTGATGAGAAGTGACCTAATTGACATCAAGAATATCCTTTATGCTAAGGCTACTGATGCTGATGATATGGCACATAAATTGAAGTCAGTTACTGTGACTCTTGACACCAGTGTTAATGGTGGTGCTCCTGTAGCTGGACAGGATTATATCCTGAGAATTGCATTCAGACAATATGTAGGAATGTCAGATGAAGACCAGTACTTCAAGTATGGTATGGTTCATGCCTATGCTGGTATGAAAGCAGATGAGTTCTATAAGGTTCTTGCATTATCAATTGCTAAGAACTTCAGTAGAGAGGCAGTACCTCTGATTAAGATTGAAGTACATAGTAAGGCTACTAAGAGCAGTGGAGGATTTGACTCTAATGGTTACATGGTTGTAACTCCTACTACTAAGGATAATGGTAAGAGTGATGCTACTAACCCATACTATGCAACAACTGCCCTTGTAACTGATATTGATAGTATCAGAATTACTGAGGTAGAGCAGCCTTGGAGATTAGGTGTTATGGAGCAGACTCCTGTGTATTTCACAGTACAACCTGCTACAATTACTATTGAAGGTGATGAATTGGTTTGGGGTAAGGTAAAAGATACTAACACTGCTGGCACAATTGACAATGGTAAGAAGATTGCAGACCTTGAGTATTTCTGCATGGGTGAGAGAGGTGATGTTTATAGGGGAGTTGGATTCCCTAACAATATTTCTACTACTTACCTTGTAGACCCAACTGTTAAGTATAATGTAATTGATATTCATTATGCTTGTGTGGGCAGCAATGAGAGTGTACAAAAGTCTGAAAAGACAATTACTCTTGTAGTACCAAAGGTAGGAGCTGTTGCTCAAACAAGTAACAAACTTGCTAATAATATTATCTCTGCAATTAATGCTGCTACAGGTTTAACTATAGCTACTCTTGATGTGTCAGCAAGCTAAACAAATTTATAAGGGAGGCTATTAAGTCTCCCTTTCTTTTTATATAAACATTTGATTATGGTACAATTTAATGAGTTAAGAATAACCCCTGATGGGCAAAAGCTGATTATAGATGTATCTGTTAAGGACTTAAAGTATTACACAAATGTATATCTTGATACTATACAGATAGATACTCAAGATACCTTTGTTGAGTCTGGTCCAAGTAGTGAAGTTGTATATACAGAAGTTATAAAAGGAAATACCAAGTCAGTTAGATTAGAACTGGTAACAGGAAACCTATTACCAACTCTTAATGACAATCTTTTCTTTGTGTATATTAGGACTAAGGGCACACCTGCTGCAAATACTCCTTGTGGGATGGATAATATTACTACATTAGGAGTTGTATCTAACCTTTATCCTCTGTACCAACATGCCTTTAGTTACATTAAAGAATTGAGTGACACTTGTTCTATCCCTAAGAATTTCATCAACTATATACTTCAATATAAGGCATTTGAACTTGCTATAAAGACAGGTCATTATACTGAGGCAATAAAGTATTGGAAGAGATTCTTTATGGGAATTAAAGACTCAGTGATAATCCCTAATTGTGGATGCTATGGACAAGGTACTTAATGAATCACTTACAAGATATTTCAATGTCCTATCAAAGTTAGGATATATGAGTTATTCAGAGGTAGATAAACTATTGGTACTGATATTCATATATGATTTGCTTGAGAGTGATTGTAAGTCCTTTATAACAGAAGAAGAGTATAGAATTTTAGATAGTGCCCTATACTGTTTATATAGTTCTACTTGCCTAATACCTTATCCAGAGTATATAGCAAACACTTCAATCTCTTGTGTAGGCAAATCAGTATAATTATTACATTAATACTTCTGACATAAAAGTAGTATGATCCTTGTGTAACTGATAACAATTACTTATCTTTGCACAAGGATTTTTAGTTATAGTAAATAGTGATGTTATGAGTACATATAAAGAATTAACCTACATGGTACTTGATGAATTAAAACTGTACTCAGATGATGCCCTATATACAGAGGAGCATGTTATGTTTCTATTTGGTAAGTATAGGACATTCTTACTGAAACAGAGATATTCAGATGTAAAGAAGCAGATACCTGAGAGTAACTATCAGACTATATGCTTGGATTTAATTGAGATACCTGCTATATCAGGTGAGCCTTGTGAAGGTGGTTCTTATCTAAGAAGTAAGGAGAAAATACCTTTCCTAATGAAGATAGGTAATCCTATGGTGTACCCAGTTGATTATTATCAAGGGGAGATTACTTATGTAAGTAGAGAAAGGATGAAATATGTGGGATATAATAAGTATCTGAAAAATATCATCTATGCTTCTATTGGTCCAGATAATTACCTATACTTTAAGTCTTTCAATCCACAGTACTTGTATCTTGAAAAGGCAAGAATGATAGGTATATTTGAAGACCCACAGGCTGCATCAGAATTGCAGTGCCCTGATGAGAATGGTGATACAGTATGTGATGTATTAGATAAGACTTTCCCTATTGAGGATGCTCTTATACCTCCTATGATTGAACTTGTAGTTAAGGAATTGTTAGGTGCTGAATATAGACCTAAGGATGAATCCAATGATGCAAAGGATGAGTTGTCAGAAGTAGCAACCAAATAGTGAGTTATGGAATCTTGTCAAGAAGAGAAGGATAAAGGATTGGTTGATTTCCTAAACTCCATTAAAAAATTGAATGAGCCAAGAGTTCATAAAGTTAGAGGTTCCTATGGTGTATATGATGCCTATAAGTGGATAAGAAAGAATGGCTGGCTCAATATAGGAAGATGTCTTACAGAACATGAGTTCTATAGTATTATAAGGAAAGTCAATGACTACTTAGCTGATAGTTTCCTTCATGGTAATGATATTAAGTTACCACATAGAATGGGTAGAATAGAGCTAAGGAAATATGATGTGAGAATTAGTTTTGATGGTGAAAAGGTTAAGACTAACTTACCTATAGACTGGGATAGAACTCTTAAATTATGGTATGAAGATGAGGAAGCCTATAAGGAAAAAACACTGGTTAAATTGGAGGAAAAAGAAATCTTTAAGGTCTACTATAGTAAACAATTAGCATGCTATAATAATCAGGTCTTCTATGAATTTAATGTCAATAAAGAACTGAGGAAGAGATTAAAACAAAGAATAAAAGAAGGAAAGATAGATGCTTTCAAGATATAATTATGGTAAAAGAATATAACTACATAAATATAAGAGAAGCTCTAAGTAGAGTACTAAGACATCCTCTTCTTCAAGATGTAACTCTTGAGCAGGCTGTACAATATACCATTGACTTTATTGGTATATTTGGTATGCCAAAGTTATATCAAGATAAAGAAGAGGTTCTTCATATAGAGGACTTTAGAGCTAAGCTTCCTTGTGATTTAATATCTATCAATCAGATTAAAGAGTGTAAAACTGGTGTATGCCTTAGAAGCATGACAGATAATTTCATGCCAAGAGAACACTATGACAGAAGTGCTGGCTATAAGATACCACAAGAGTTGTCCTTCAAAACACAAGGACAAGCACTATATGTATCCTTCAAGACAGGAGATGTATCAGTGTCCTATAAGGCAATTCCAGTAGATAAGGATGGATTTCCACTACTTATTGATAACCCTGTATTCCTGAAGGCTCTTGAAGCATATATCAAGAGAGAAGCATTTACTATTCTATTTGATATGGGTAAGATTGCACCTGCTGTATTACAGAATACTCAGCAGCAATATGCTTGGTTGGCTGGTCAATTGCAGAGTGAATTTACTATTCCATCACAGTCTGAGATGGAGAGTATATCAAGAATGTGGAATACACTCATACAAAGGACAAGTGAGTTTAATAATGGATTTTCATCTCTTGGTAATAAGGAATATATTAAACTACAATAACTATGCAGAAACAAGCTATTTTTAAGACAAAGGGAATGCAGAGGGACCTATCATCTTCTGCATTTAACTCTGGATATGCTTATGAAAATAAGAATGTCAGAGTAATGCCAACTGATGAAAGTACTCTGCTTAGTTTGGTAAATGAAAGAGGTAATAAAAAATCAAATATAGCTGGTATAGGGGATTACATAGAGGGTATTCCTATAGGTCAATCACTTATTAATGATGAGCTTATAATATTCTCTTATGGAGAGAAAACAAAATTACCAGAGGTAAATATTAAAGCAGAAGGATCTACAGTAACTAATATTGTAGCTGAAGAGTCTAATATAGAGATTGAAACAACTCCACTAGATAGAATATATAAGCTATGGTTTAATAATGGAAACTTAACAGGTAAATTACTATATAAGGGTGACTTAGGGTTTGATTATAAGCACCCTATAGAGTCTATATCATTCTATGAAAACTCTGATATTAGAAAGATTTACTGGACAGATGGATTGAATCAACCAAGAGTTATTAATGTAGCTGCTGCATCTGCTGTAGTAAATAAGTGGAAAGATGACTCTTTTAACTTTGTAAGAACTTTAAAATTAAAGGAAAAAGTTTCTATAGACAGAAATCTAGTAGCCAATGGTGGCTTTTCTCCAGGTGTTATACAATATGTATTCACATACTTTGATAAGTATAGTCAGGAAACTAATATATTCTATGCTTCCCCTCTCTATTACATATCCTATAACAATAGGGGAGCTAGTCCAGAAGATAGTGTAAGTAATAGTTTTAATATCAGTATAGTAAATCCTGATAATTCTTTTGATTATGTCAGAGTTTATTCTATACATAGAAGCAGTATAAATGCTACACCTACAGTTAAGAGAGTAGTAGATTTGGCTATACCTGTTTCAGGTACCTATACATATAAGACTACTTCATTGTCTTTTATAGGAAATCCATACACAGTAACTCTTTATAAGAGAAGTGATGGAAGTTCATTGAAATTATCTGAGGTAAGTACTAGTAGTCATATATCTTTGAGTGGAAATACTTATAGTAGAATCACATTCAGTAATGGTGATAGTATAGCATTATCAAGTGGTAAAACATTTATATTATCTTTTTCTGAGGGATATAAAGGTACTGCAAACTATAATGATAATTCTGGGTTCTCTTATTTATCAACTGCTACTAAAAATGTTACATACACAGATAATGGCTCATCAGGAGATTCAATTGACCCTACAGAACTATTGTATGTAGGTGGAGAAGAGGTAGTGTTTGGTACAATGTCTCAGAAGGATAATACATTGTTCCTAGGAGATTTCACATTACAAAGAAAGATTATAGATTCTACTATAAAAAATTTCTTTAAAAGAAAGACTATAACATTCAGTACTCATGTGAAGAGTATTACTTCTCCTGAACCAAGTGGTTATTATCCTTATAATAGTCAACTAAAGTTTAACTCTTATCAATTCAAGACATTTAAGTATCTTGAATATTACAGATTTGGTATTCAAGCACAGCACTATACAGGTAAATGGTCAGAGCCTATATGGATAAATGATGTCAAAAATACTGTTCATATAGATACTACTTTCTATAATAATAGCAATATTGGATTGCCAGTAGCAGAATTTACTCTTAACAATTCTGGTATAATTAGTAGGTTACTAAATCAGGGATATATTAGAATAAGACCTGTGGTAGTATATCCTACTATTAATGATAGAGAGGCAATATGTCAAGGTATATTGTGCCCTACTGTATATAATGTATCTGACAGATATGGTAATTCACCATTTGCACAATCATCTTGGTTTACAAGACCTAATGCCCCATTTGATGAATATAAGGCTTTTCATTATCATCAGAGTAGTGGAGGTGATTGGAGTGGAGATTGGGTAGGACTTGGGCAATACTTAGGGGATCCATCTACACACTCAAGGGCAGGTATTATGTCTAATAACAATACCATAGTTACTTCAAGTGAAGTGCAATATAATATTAACATAGTTAATAAAGGGGCTTGGGCTGAATTTAGACATAACAGACCTATTCCAAGCAATAATAACAGAAATGCAGAAATCCAATGTATTTGGAATCCTCCTTCTGGTCCTTATGTTAATGATACTGCAACTGACTCAGATGTTGCAAGTTGGGTATCTAACAATGCAGAGAATTACTACATTGACCAATCAATATTAACTTTCCACTCACCTGACATTGAGTTTGATAATGAAGTAAGAAGTATTGATACATCAGGATTGAAGCTGAGGATAGTAGGTATGGTTCCCCTAACTGCATTTGCCTCAGATATTGATATTCAGACTTCTACTCCTGTTAATAACTTCTATGATAGTTCAGAGCTGCCTGCTGGATTTTATAAAGAGCCTATAGGTGTAGAAAATGATTTCAGTTCTGAGGAACTTAGAGCACATCTTGGTGACTCCCATTTTGGATGGAAAGGGTTAATCTCTGGGGCATTCTGGTTTGATGAATTAACTGCATACAAAAAAGATACAGGTAATACTCATCACTATACTACTGGATTTGTTGTATATCCTTGGCATAGGAATGGTTCCCTTAATAATACTAAGTTTGCTACTGAAGGTTATAGGTCTGCTGTGCTTGACAAAAAGAAAATGTCTAATATGAGGTATTCATATAAGTCAATCTACCTGGATTCAGGTAATATATGGAATGCTTATATAAGTGGTAATAGTATAAGAACTGGTATATCAGGAGTTGCAGTATTTGACTCTAATGAGGTATCACTTATTAGATTACCTGCACAAGAGAACTCAGGTCTTACAGATATTAACTACTATGGTAATGTAGATAAGCTTCTTACTATCTCAAGAATTGGTGATAAGAAAGATGGTTATCCTATTATGACTACTGGTGCTCAAAGTGCAGAAACTGATGCACATAAATTATTTAGTGGTAATTATATGCAGGTAGATAATAGATTTACTGACCAAGTTACAGGTACTGACCCTGTTAGAATCAAGTATAAATCTACTCTTCATGCAGTGTTAGCCTTAAACTATACTACATCAGGTGCTCAGAGGATATTACCTACTATCAAGGATAGTGATTATAATGATACTTGGTCTGTAAATGCACAAGCAGGTGCTCCAAGTGGGCAACACATGTATTGGGATAAGTCAGGAAGTACCAAGAGTGTATCACAGGATATTATTACTACTGGTGCTCCAAAAGGTCCTATATCTGCTATATCAAGTATTCAACATGGATGGCTATGGTTAGGAGAATTATATAATGATAATGTACAGAACAGGTTTGGTGGTCAGGCAGAAGAGGCTTTTGAGAATAATGTATGGCTACCTTGTGGAGACCCAATTTCTCTTATAGATACTGATAGCAAGGTTAAGAGCAGTATTACTATTAGATGGGAAGAAGGTGATACCTATTATCAAAGGTATGACCATATTAAAACATATCCATTCACTCTTGAAGACCAGAATGCAGTAACTGATATTGTATCATTCATGTGTGAAACAAGGGTAAATATTGATGGTAGATATGATAGGAACAGAGGACAGACAAGTAACTTCTCAATTACTCCTGAGAATTTTAACTTGATGAATGATGTATATTCCCAGCCTAATAACTTCTTCAATTATAGGACAATCAATCCAAATAAGCTGAACTTGGATAACTTCCATAATTCAATTACTTGGACTAAGACTAAAACTGCTGGAGAGTTAATAGATACTTGGACTAACATCACTCTTGCATCTACCCTTGACCTTGATGGGGATAAGGGAAATGTAAGGGCACTGAGAAGGTTTAATAACAATATACTTGCTTTCCAAGATAGAGGTATTAGCCAAATCCTATATAATGAGAATATGCAGATTTCTTCTACTGATGGAGTCCCTATTGAGATTGCAAACAGTGGAAAGGTTAATGGTAAGAGATATATCTCTGATAAAATAGGATGTACTAATAAATGGTCCATGTGTGAAACATCTAATGGTATTTACTTTATAGATGACATCACAAAAGGTATATTCTTATTTAATGGTCAGTTGGATAATCTATCAGATAGATTAGGTTTCCACTCTTGGATTAACAGAGCCTCTGATAGTATAGATATATGGAACCCAGTAGACTTTGATGGATTTGTTACCTACTATGACAAGGTTAATGGTGATGTATTCTTTATTAGCAAGGATGAGTGTTTAGCATTCTCTGAGCCATTAGGTCAGTTCAGCTCATTCTATAGTTATGAGAAGATGCCTTACTTTACTAATCTTGAAGACAGAGGAATTGCTCTTAATGTTGAAGGTACAGGTACATTGTATAAACCTTGGTTGCATAATGAAGGAGACTATAACATATTCTTTGGAGTATATCAGCCATTCTATACTACTATAATAGCTAACCCAGATATGCCTGTAGACAAGATATTCAATAACCTTGAGTTCAGGTCAGATAGCTGGGACATGAATGGTAATCTGCTCAATACAACATTTGATACTCTAACTGTATGGAATGAATATCAACAGGGTACTTCTACTCTAAATAATATCTTAGGAAGACCTTCTAACTTAAAGAAGAAGTTTAGAATTTGGAGAGCTGATATACCAAGGGCTAAGGCAAATGGTAGAGATAGAATGAGAAATCCTTGGTTATATATCAAGTTATCTATGGAAAGTGAAAATGTAAATAAGACTATATTGCATGATATGATTGTACATTACTTTGAGTAATAATAGGGGAAGGTAAGTTTATTACTTATCTTCCCTTTACTTTTTGGATAATGTCCTTGTATAATTCAAATGCTTTGTCTATCTTTACAAACAAATTAGTATGATATGACTAAAAGAAAAGTTATAAGAAAGTCTAACAGACCATTTACATACAACCCTCATTACTATGCTTGGGGAGGTGACTTCAAGGCTGCTATGGGTGGCACAGGAGCACTTGACTTAAAGAGTACTTTTAGTGGAGGCAATGTTGCTGGAATGCTAAAGGGAGGCTTAGCAGGTGGCATAGGTAGTGCAGTAGGTAATATTGCAGGTGGTGCTATTGGAGGGGGACTTGAGTCAGGTGCAGGTAATGCAATTAGTAATATTGGAGGTACTATAGGTAGTGCAGTAAGTGCAGTTAATCCTGTACTTGGAGGCATTATATCTGCTGGTTCAGGTATTATTGGAGGTCTTACAAATAGGATGTTTGGCTCCAAGTTAAATGAGGAGAAGATTGCTGAAGTTGAAGAAAGCAACAAAGCTATAGATACTATTATGGTAGATAACAGTAGTGCTGATTCAATTATGGACCAGTGGGCTAATCAGGACTTTGGCAAAGACTTTACTAAATCAGACATTGGTAAAGATGGTTGGTTTAGCAATAAGGCTAAAAACAAATATAAGGAACTAAAGAAGCAACAGGATGCTGCAAGAAATAGAGCATTGACTTCTTATGAGAATGCAGCAGATGCAGCAGATACTCAGTCTGACCTTAATGCTATGGCAAGCTTTGCTGCCTTTGGTGGTCCTCTTGGTATATGGGGAGAACATGGAAGTGAAGCAATAGGCCATGAGTTAGCTAAAGAGAACTTAGGTATTAAGGCTCTTAATGCTGCAAATAAAGGTAAGCTGACTTCATTACCTAACTCATTTGAATCATCAGAATTGAATACTTTTGCTAAAGGAGGTAAGATACATATCAAGCCTAAGAATAGAGGTAAATTCACCAAGTATTGTGGAGGTAAAGTTACTTCAGAGTGTATTGCAAAGGGTAAAAGAAGCAGTGACCCTGCTGTAAGAAAGAGAGCTACTTTTGCTGCTAATGCAAGGAAGTGGCATCATGCCTTTGGAGGAGATTTACTTACTCATGGTGCTGAGTGGGATAATGGTCTTAGAATAATTGGTAATGGTGGAACTCATGAGGAGAATCCAATGGAAGGTGTACCTATGGGAATGGATGCAGAAGGAACTCCTAACCTTGTAGAGCAAGGAGAGGTAATCTTCAATGACTATGTATTTAGTAACAGAATGTTTGCTGATGGTGGTCTATTAGAGAGTTTCAATCTTCCAAAGTCTTATGATGGCTACTCATTTGCTGCAATAGCAGAGAAGCTGGGAGAGGAGTCTAAGGAGAGACCTAATGACCCAATAAGCAAGAGAGGACTTCTAAGTTCTATGTCCAGACTACAGCAAGCCCAAGAGACTGTAAGGCAACAGAATCAAGTAGGTCAAGAAGGAGTACAATATGATCATGGTGGTAGAATGGGTACATTATTTGATGGTCCTGGTGATACATCTAACTTCTTAAATGGTGGAGATTGGCAAGACCATGGTACTCTATTAGAGCCTATCAATGCAGAAGATTTATGGAATGAATCTATGGCAGGTGCTGATAAAGGGAATAATAGCAAGCTGACTTGGCTAAGATATGCTCCTGTAGTAGGTGCTGCAATAGGATTAGGTCAGAATTTATTCAGTAAACCAGATTATACAAGTGCTGATGCAATACTTGAAGCAGCTAATCAAGCAGGTAATTATACTCCAGTAGGATATACTCCAATAGGTAACTATTTACAATATAGGCCTTTTGATAGAAACTTCTATTTGAATAAGCTTAATGCACAAGCAGGTGCTACAAGAAGGGCTATTATGAATACTACAAGTCCTTCAAGAAATGCAGCCTTACTTGCAGCAGACTATAATGCTCAAGGTAGATTAGGAGACCTTGCAAGACAGGCTGAAGAGTATAACTTAGCACAAAGGCAGGCTGTTGAAACCTTTAATAGAGGTACTAACATGGCTAATGCTGAGATGGGACTCAAGACTGCAATGGCAAATCAAGAAGCTGCATTAAGGGCAAGAAGTTCAAGACTAAGTGGTGTTGCACAGGCTATGGCAGTAAGAGATGCTGTTGATGCAAGAAGAGGTGCAAGTATGAGTGCTAACCTTACTAACTTCTTTAATTCTCTTGGAGATATTGGTAGAGAAGAGTATAGTAGAAACATGATTATGAGTAATCCTGCACTATACTACTCTATTGATAACAAGGGTAATGTTACATATAAGAATGGATATAAAAATCTTAGTGAAGCAGAGAAGAAGGAAGTAAGAGATGCTGCCAATAAAGCTAAGAAAAAGAAAGCTAAGGGTGGTTATTTAACTATTAAGAAGAAGTAATATGGCTAATTATAGTTTAGTAATAAATTCACAATTCAAGCCATTCTCTTACCAAGAGATGCTGGCTCCTACCTTGATGGCTACTCAGGCTCATCAAGAGTTAGAGAACCAGTATGGAGAGCTTGCTACTAAGGCAAGTGTATGGGAAGAAATGGCTAATGAGCAGACTGACCCTTATGCTTACAAGATGTACAAGACCTATGCAAATGACCTTGAGGAACAAGCAGGTCAATTAGCAAGAGAAGGACTTAATGCTGCAAGTAAAAGGGATATGCTCAATATGAGAGCAAGATATAGCAAGGAGATAATTCCTATTGAACAAGCCTATACAGCAAGACAGAAACAAGCAGAACAACAACAAAAAGCACTTCTTCAAGACCCAACATTGATGTTAAGTAGAAGAGCTTCTACTACAAGTCTTGATAACTATATAAGGAATCCTCAATTAGCCTATGAATCATATTCAGGTAAGCTAATTACTGCACAGGCTGCAAGTGCTGCATCTGCATTAGCTAAGGAAATGCAAGAGAATCCAAGGAAATGGAGAAGCATCTTAGGTAATTCATATTATGAAACTATGATGCAAAAGGGTTTCAGTTCTCAGGCAGTATTACAGGCTATACAGGATAATCCTAATGCTGCTCCTCAACTTACAAGAATTGTTGAAGATGCTATTAACTCAAGTGGAGTTAGGAACTGGGGAGACCAAGCTACTATTGCAAGGGCTATTGACTATGCTAAGCAAGGTCTATGGAGTGCAGTTGGTGAAACTCAATATCAGACTCTTGATAATTGGAGAGCTAAAATGGCTGAACAGGAAGCTATGCAGAAGAGGGCAGAGCAAAGAACTGCTGCAAGAAAAGCAAAGCTTAATAACTTAGCCATCAATCCTCTGAACATCTATAGTAGCAGAGAACTAAGCAAGGAAGAGAAGAAGTACAATGATGATATGAAGAAATACTCTAAGTACTTCTACAAGGAGAATGGTCAGTGGAAGATGAATCAAGAGGGATGGAAAGCTTACAACAGTAAGAAATATATTCCAGGGACAGTATCTCCATCAACAGGTATTCCAGTAACTCAGGGTCAATTTGTTGATTCTGACTTCAAGAAATATATTGATAGATTAGGAGGTAAAGGTGCTGTAAGTTCTGATAGTTTTGGTCCTAATCAAAGAGTAAATATTGGAAGATTATGGGGTAAATATGCTGATGACTCTTCAGCAGCAAGAACTGCAAGATATGATGCTACAAGGGTTACTGAATATGACTATCCTATTGCAAGTACTCAGCAAGGTGATATGAAGGATGCTATTATGACTGCTGGTAGAGGATTAAGTCTCAAGGAGGTTGATTATGATAGCAAGTCCAAGCAATTCAAGGATACAGGTGAGGAAATCACTATGGAAGACTTGAAGAGTGATAAATACAAGGTAACTGCTACAAGATTTAGTCCTTATGGTACTACTGTAATGATACAAGATGATAAGGGCAATGTGAGAAGATTCAGAATGCCTGCTGGTATCAATACAACTAATGAACAGAATAGAGATAGGGCAATGGCTGCTGCAAATCAATGGCAGCAAGTAGTTAATACAGGACAATATACTGATGCAAGAGGAAATGTACATCAGGCTACTCCAGATGAAATTACTTATGCACAGCAACAATATGCACAGGCTATACAGCAAGCATACTTATTCCATTCTCAATTAGGAGTACAGAATAAGACAAAAGAACAAGAGTTTAATCCTTATGGATATTAAGATATGGCAAAAGAAACTAAAGTAAAGGATATAGATATTACTAAGAGTGGTCCAATGACTTTCAGAGATTTGCAAGAAGCAAATCAAGAGCCATACACTAACCTTAGTCCTGAGTTTCATTCATTCAGTATAAATGTAGGAGCAAATACTGCTCCTACTTCATTATATGATGCAAGGGCACATGGTGAGCAGATGGTTGCAACTTCATTAGAAGGAACTGCTACACCTTGGGGTGAGAGCATGTTTGATGAACCTACTGCAACTGAGGCACAGTTTCAAGAGTTAGGAGATATAAGAGCTAATAACCAACCTTGGTATGCACAGATAGGAGCAGGTCTTGCTAAGGGTGCTATACTTGCAGGTACTACTTTCCTTGATGGTACTGTAGGTTTGATATTTGGAGCTGGTACTGCAATAGGTGAAGGTAGATGGTCTGGTCTTTGGGATAATGACTTCTCTAAAGCTATGCAGTCTGTTAATGAATGGTCTGAGCAAGCATTACCTAACTACTATACAGGAGCAGAACAAGAACAACCTTGGTATGAAAATATCTTCACTGCTAACTTCTTAGGTGATAAGTTTATCAAGAACTTAGGTTTTACAGTAGGTGCTTTCTACAGTGGTGGTGTTACTGCTGCTGGGTTGAAGGTAACTAAGTTACCTCAGCTTATTGGTGCTATTGCCAAGTCTTCAAAGGCTCCAGCAATAGTTAATACTGCTGTAGGTGCTACTATTTCAGCAGTAAATGAGGGTAGAATTGAAGCACTTAATAATAGTAAAGACTGGTTTGAGCTTCATAAAGCACATCTTGATGACAGTCTAAGGGAAAGGTTAAATGCAATACAGGTTGAATATGAAGCTAATGCAGGAAAGGAACTTGTAAGAAGTGGTGTAGAGGGTAATCAATTTGTAGACCCAGCTTATGTAAAGTATCAGGATACTATTGCAAAAGAAAGAGAGGCTTACAATGCAGCACTTGGTAAACTGAATGAGGATAGATTGAAGATGGGTAATGCAGACTTGCTTATGAATATACCTATCCTTACTGCATCTAATATAATCCAGTTTGGTAAGTTATATGCTAATGGATTCAAGACTGCAAGAAAAGCTACTAATATAGTAGGTAAGGCAGGAGAATATACTGCTGGTACTACAAGGTTAGGTGCTGCTACTGCAATAACAAAGGGTGCATTATCTGAAGGTACTGAGGAAATGGCACAAGGTGCTGCAAGTAGAATAGCAGGTAACTATTACTCTACTGATGTAAATAACTTCTATAAGTCAAAGACTGACCCAGAGGCTGCACAAGAGACTTTGAGTTGGACTAAATCATTTGCTGAGGGAATCAATGAGACAGTAAATGATGGCTCTGTATGGGAAGAGTTCTTTATTGGTTCTTTGACAGGTGCATTAGGTATGCCAAGATTCAGAGGTGTAAGGAATGCACAGGGTGGCATTCAGTCTCCCATTACTATTGAAGGTGGTGCCATAAATGAGTGGAGAGACTATAATGAGAAGATAGTAAGGGAGAATGAGATTGCTAACTACATGAATAGTAGGATAAACTCTCCTGAGTTTAAGAATTACTATCAGGGTCTTATCAGACACAATAAGTATCAGAATGATATGAATAGAGCTGCTGAGGAAGGTGATGAGTTCAACTTCAAGAATGCAGAACATGCTCAATTAGTATCTGATATTGCCATGTTTGATAATGCAGGTAGAATGGAAGACCTCACTACCTTAATTAACACAGCATTTGATACATCAGATGAAAATCTTACCTCTATTGTGGAAAACACTACAACTACTCTTGAAGATGGTTCTAAGGTAGGTCCATTTGTTGATAAGAATGGTAATCCTATGTATGCTACCCCAGAAGGTAAGCAGGAAATGATAGAGAAGTTGCAGCAGAACCATGATGAAATGACCAATACTATCAACAATTATCTGAAGATAAAAGATGAGCTTGATATTAAGACAGGTCAGCAATTATCAGATGACCAGCTTGAAGAATTGACTTGGATGAAGTCTCAGATAGGCAATTGGTCTGAGAGAGCAACAGCCATGTCTGGAGAAGTAAAATCTGCAATAGGCAGTGTATTAGGTAACTTAGATTCATTCCTTAGATTTAATGAGCAGATAAGAGATTTTGAGGGTCAAACTCATGCTGATTTAACTGATAGATACAGACAGGTAGATGAGAATGTAAGAGCTATTCAAGGTGCAATAAATACTCTTAATCTTGTAAGAAATCAGGATGATAAGACATTGGCTCATACATTGGCAACTAATCCTAAGTTTGTAGATGGTCTTGTTAAGGAGATTAATGAGACTGTACTTAATGCAGATGAGAAAGAAGATATTACAACTAAGCTGAATGATATTGTTAAGTTAGGTAATGCCTCAAAGACATATAATGCAAAGCTGAAAGAGTATCTTGAGAATCCTCAAAAGCAAGTAGAAGACCATGCAAGAGCTGATGAGCAAGCTGCACAACAAGAGACCAAGAGGAAATCTGATAACCTAAAGGTATCTTTGAATGCTGCACAGAATTTACAAGAGTTCAAGGGTATCATAGATACCCAAGATGATATAGAGAATAGGGATAGAGTTCTAAAAGAACTTGAGGATGAAAGTAGTGAGATGACTAAGAACTACAGAGAAACTTCACAATACAATAATGAGGTAAGAAGAGTTCTTAATGAGTCAGATGCAGAACCACTGGTTAAGCAAGATGCTATAAAGCTCCTTCAAGACCAGTTCAGTAACTCTGAAAACCTTGAACAGTTGGCTAATCCTAATTCAATTTATATCAATAATGAGAATGCCTTTGATGAAGATTCTGAGGGTGATGTTGAGTTGTCTGCAACAAGATTCCAAGAGGCTCAATATGCTTTGCAAAATGCAATGTCTCAGGTAAATAATGACAATAGATTTAAGGATAGATTCTCACCTGAATATAAGAAGCCTGTAGAGAAAAGAGAGGGAACTGTGAGAGGTGATGATAGAAGAGATACTACAGGAGATAGTGGTACATCTACTACTCCTACTGTAACAAGTAGTGAGGATTTGCCTACAATAGAATTACCTGTAGGTAATATAACTGCTGAGATGGTTAATGAGGAGAATAAGAAAGCCAATGAAAGGGTAGAAACTCCACAAAGACCAAGTAGAGATACTCTTAATCAATTCTATAGACCTGCTATACCTGAACTACACATAGAGGCAAGTAAGGAAGGAGACTTTAGACCATTTGATATTGTAGTAAGTGAGAGAAAAAAGAATGTAGACTTCTCTGGCATTTATGGTTATCTAAGAGATAATGGTGCATTTACTTATGTAAATGAGGGTAATCTTAAAGTAGGTGATGAACTTGGATTTATGATTGACCCAGCATTCAATGACCATACAATCTTTATTGTAGATAAGAGAAACAATCAGATTGTAGGTAGTCTTGATGAGTCACAATACTCAGTAGATAGATATGAGGGTCTAGCTGGTCTAGAAGAGAAGATAAGAGGTGAATTCATTAATAGAGATATTCCTAATACTACAGAATTAGTAGTAAGAGGCTTAATTCCTTTATTTAATACTTTGGATAAAAGTAATTCAGAGAAGGCTAAAAAGGTTAATAGAGAGTTACTAATTAAGAGATTATCTGAATTAACTTCATTATCTAGTGATGACCTGGCTCTAAGAGATGGAAGTAATATTGAGAAAATCTTTAAAGAAGCTAATGCAGAGTACTATTGGAATAATAGAAGTAGTTTTAACTTAGATTACCTAGTTAATTCATTAGCTAAATCATCAGAAAGATTTATAGCTACTCCTACTACTAGAGTATCACAAGTAATGGTTGGTAGGATACCTTATGGTACAGAAGAAAGAAGCTTAGCTAATATTCCTAATGTATCAGGAGAGAGTAGAGCACCTATATTTGGTATTATTAAGAATGGTACTTTAGCTACTAATGGTAAATTAGATGATAGTCTTGTTATCAAACCAGTAGATATGAGTCAAAAGGAAGGTAGAATATACCTACTAATTCCTAATGCTGCTGGTAAATATTCACCTGCTGCTGTAAGGGTTAAGCACTTCAACAATGAAGAGTTCAATCTAAATGACAGTTCAGTAAGTTCTACTCCTGTTGGAGAGGATATAAAGAATGCCATTACTAAGCTATCAACTGCTGCATCACAGGATGATGTATCTGCTGCTATGCAAGACTTAGCACAAGACCTGTATATGCAAGATATTATGGTTACTTGGTTTAGTAGTAGGGCAGGTGATGGTATTGTTATCAGTAAGAAGGTAAGAAAGCCAGATGGTACTTATGAGAAGGTAATCATTAATGGAAAGGAACAAATCAAGGAGGATAAGTATGATGTATATTTCTCTACAAGTAGTAAGAGTGCAGAGATTGGAGGTATAAACTTTGATGTAACTGCTCTTGAGGATTTGGGAGATACAAGTGCATTAGGTACTCCTAAGAATCCTGAGGATATATACAATGAGATACTTGGACACCTTATCAAGTTCAATCTTCCTTTACAGGTCAGTACAAGGAGAATAAATGAAGGTACATACAATAATAGATTGATAAACTCTAATATCCTTACTTCAAATATTACTGAGGCTTCAGTAAGAAGTAATTGGTTTACAACTGATTACTTTGATAATGAAGGTAATCTTCATCAAGCTATAAGTCTAGCTTCTGTAGCTCCTCAACCTAAGAGGAAAGTAGAAACTCCTGTAGGAGGTACTGAGGGTGCTATTGCAGGCACAAGAATAGTATCTGTATTCTCAAATAAGCCATACTATGTAGACTTAAAGACAAACACTATTAGAGATGACCAAGGCAGGACTGTAGAAGTTACTGATAGTAATAGAATATTGTTTGACTTAGCTTGGGCACAAGATAACTTCGGGGATTCTACTAACTCTTCAATGATGGTAGATAACAAGGTTCTTACTCCTGATGGTAAGGTACTTGACAGGAGTAAGCAGACATATCTTAGTGGTCAGGATGTAAAGGATGTAAAGGATACTATTGCAGGCAGGAAGAAAGAAAGAGAGGATAGGGTTTCCAAGTCTAAGGAGGTTATCAGTGAAATATATGAGAACCAAAAGAGAATAGACAAGACAAGAACTGATGGAGAGTTTTATTATGTACTTGAAGATGATGGTGAATATCACCAATATAGTAGAGTACATAGTAGATTAGGTTCTAATTGGGTAGAATCTCCTAAGCAAACAGAGACTTTAACACAAGTAAGAACCAAGCTATCACAGTTAGTTGATACTCCTGCTCAATTTGACAATTACTTAAAGTTCCTTGAAAACAAGTATAAGATTAATCTTGATGGTTATCAAGGAAAGACTGATGCTAAGAGTAGAGATACTATTGTGAATATAGTAAGAGATAAGATATCTGGTACTAATTCACAAAGGGCACTTGATGCTGGTTCAGCAGTAGATAGTATCATCAGACAGTACTTTACTGTAAGGGATGTATCTAAGATAGTGAAACCATCCAATATGTTGGAAGATGCTTTTATAGATTTGATTACTTCCCTTAATAGGATTAAGTCAAACATGGAGCAAATGGGAGAAAGATTCCTTGCTGACAATATTGTATTATTCCAAAAATATCCTGATGGTACAAGAGTTGCAGGTGAAGTTGATATTCTCTCAGTAGACAAGAATGGTAACTTTAGGATATATGATGTAAAGACAAGTAGATACAGCTTCTATGACTTTACAGACAGATATGGTCATAAGGTTAATTACTTTACTACTCCATCTGCTACTCAGAGGATGAGTGCAAAGGATTACTATACTTTACAACTTTCTGCTTACAAGAACTTATTTGAATCTCAGTATGGTGTACCAGTTACTAAGTTGGCTGTAATGCCATTTGTATTGAGTTATGATAAGGAGAATGTATCAGCAGTACAAAGTGAAAAAGGTATTCCTGTTGCATACAATCCTGCTGTTAATGTACCTTTAGCAAGTGTAGTTAAGGTAGATAAATCTATAGAAACTCCTGCTACTCCTGCTACTCCAGCACAGGCTCAGATAGTATTGCCTATTTTTGAAACCTCATTAGAGACCCAAAATCCTATTGAGGATTTAACACCTGAACACAGTATGAATAATGCTGATGAGGGAGTAGGTTACTTTGAGTTGGATGGTAAATTACATAAGGGATATGTTACACCACTGACTGTAATTGATGGGATTAAAGTTCATGTAACTAAGGTTCCTAATATTACAAGGGGATTTGGTAAGGAAGCTGCTCATGTAGCTTCAAATAGCTTCTATGCAGTATTCCCTAATGGTAAGACATTCTTATTCTTGAAGAATAATCCTGTGCAGGGGGGTATGACCCAATCACAAGTTGAGGATGCAATTAGGAAAGGACTTGAAGCTAAGCCTCAGAAAGTTAAGGAATTAGCATCAGAAAAGACTATATTGTTTGACCCTGATGCAGTACCTACTATAAGTACTGCTCCTATCACTACTGTGGAAACTCCTGCAACTATTAATCAAGGTAATACCCAGACAGGTGCTGCCTATACTGCTCAAAAGGAACAGGCAATAAATGACCATGATGAAGAGTTTGAGGATGAATTTACTTTAAGAAGAGTAGATGACACAGAAGCTACAGTATGGAATCAGGAAAAGGAACTTAATTGGTTAAGTAGAGTACTACCTCAATTGAGTGAGAATGATAAAGTACAAATAGTAAAAGGTCTTATTAAAGTAGGTAGACAAGGTGCTTTAGCTTGGGGTCAGTTTGACAAAGGTGTAATCACATTATCTGACATAGCTGCTGAAGGTACTACATACCATGAAGCATACCATGCTGTATTTAATCTCCTTCTTGACAATAATGAGAGACAAGCATTATATGATGAAGCAAGAAAGTTATATGGTGAGAAAGATAATCTCTCTCTTGAGGAAGATATGGCAGAAGGATTCAGAGAGTATGTAATGACAAGACAGAATAGGGGCTTAGGTAAGAGAATACTTGATTTCTTCAAAGAACTCTTTGCTAAGGTTACTAATTGGAATAACTTTAAGCCTTCCCTGATAGACTACTATAGAAGAATTAATGAGGGTAAGTATGTAGATAGTACATTCAAAGTTCCTACTATCAGTGAATTGAGAGGTGCTACTTCAACTACTACATCATTCAATACTTTAAGTAATTCTATGCAAGAGAATTTATTGAAGAAAGGTTGGATAGCAGAGAAGTTTGATTCAATTTCTCAAGAGGAGAGAGACCAAGCTATCAAGTGTATAGCCTTTTAATCAGTAGGCTGAAATTTTTTATAAAGGGGTTAAGAATAGCCCTATGCTGTAATTAGTATAGGGGTATTTTTGACCCTTTCATTTTATATAAAAAAGAAGAAAAAAAAGAAAAAAAAAAATAGGGAAAGGAGTAGAATTTAATCTACTCACTCTCCCTACCTGTTATTATTGCTTAAAGAATGGAATAACTTCCTCAGGATGTAAACCTCTATAAATAGTCTTGTTTATTGGAATAAGTGGAGACTCAAAGAATAGTCTTGTTGCCTTAGACTCTCCTTTATATCTGCCTGATTGTATCAAAGCATCTTCACCAGTAAATACCTCATAATTAAATGGATTCATAAGTCCAATTAAATCAAGAGTATTCTCAAGAACATTAATGCCAGCAGCAGGAGACTTTATAATCTTCAATCCTTCTCCAACCATCTGAGGTCCAGGAATCAATGAACCTAATTCAGTGTATAATTTTCTTGCCTGATATTCTACCATCTTAGCCAACCAAGGTCTATCCTTGTCATCTGACCAGTCCATAAGACCAAGTACAAGTGCTACTGCTAAGAAGTGTCCTACTTCAGTTGCAGCTCTTTTGATGTTTGCTTTCTCAGTCTTGGAAAGTTGGTTCCAATTTGCAGCTAATGCAAACTGACCTTCTTTCAATTCCTTAGCAAGCTGCATCAAGAACCTACCTGTGGTATTATAGTAACCTTCTATCCATGCTTGCAAGTCATAGTTATATGTGGCAGAATTAAATCTTCTATTCAAAGATGGCTTAATCCACTTTCTAAACATAACACCCATTCTACCTACAGCTAACCTTTGTACTGCACTTCTATCAGCCTTATTGTAAATACCATGCATTCTCTGATTTATAGCAGCAGACTTTCTACTGAATGCTATAATATCATCTCTTGTAAATGCAGACCCATCCTCCTTAGTATAACCTTGCTTTAACTGTAACTTAGCACCTAATTTCTTGTTATTCTTATCAATAGGAACCACTTCCATAGCATCCCATAGAGATACCATCTTACCATCAGGAGCTTTCATTTTATAAGCATCTGCAAGTGCTAATGAGGTTCTATTCTGCATCCAATGCTCACCAGCATTATTCATAAGGAATAAAGCAGAAGTACCAAACATTCTACTGAACCAAGTCTTTCTATCAAAGTTTACTTCCTTAACATCAGTCTCATATTCCTGCATTACATTGAATAATTCATCCCACAAAGCAAGTTTACTTGTCTTGACTCTATTACCAATCTCTGCAAGAAATTCAGGTAATGCTTGACCATAGTTTCTATCAGCCCTTAGAGTATTAGATTCATTAAAGAACTCCCCAGAGAAAGATTCAATCCTCATCATAACTCCACCAGTAGCCACATTGGAAATACCTGATAGTACATTGACAGCTAATGTATTAAGAGAAGTCATCCTATTAACAAAGTTAGCCACCTTTCCTTTATCAATCTTAGTATTACCAAATGTGCCTTCATCAGCCATATACCTACCATAGACTTGCATTTCAAAGAAGTCATTCAGTCTTTGCATAAATCTTGTTTCATCACCAGACTTAGTGAGAGTAGATTCTACTTTCCTACCTACAGACTTGAACTTTTCAATCAGTGGTTTACCACCTCTTGTCTGTATAATCTCCCTTTCTTTCAGCATATCTCTGCCAAGCTCAAGAACATCAATTACTTTATTCATTTCATTGAAGTCATTAGCCATAGCTGCATAAGCTGTGAGAGTAGATACTATATCAGTAGATAGGTCATTAGGGCTTTCACCTTCTTTCATCTTGGTATAGTAGATAGGAAGTACTTGCACCTCTTTACCTTCAAAGTCCTTTACTGTAGCCCTATCTCCAAACTCAGTGTCATCTGTTCTTCTAATGAATTGGTCTTTAACAGCTTCCCATACTTGTGTACTACCTGACTTTACACCATTAGATGCCTTTACTCTTTCAAGTAGGTCCTTTCTGATTTTAACTGCATTAGTTAAGGTAGTGTACTTGTCAGGAAGATATGAATCTAGCTTGGTTTTTATCTCCATAACCTTGTTATAGTATTCTTTCTGGGCAGGATTCAAATTCTGATAAGACTTATTGCCATAGATTGATACTTTAGGTTGCTTCTTTTCATTGACTACTTCCATATTAGCATCAAACCAAGCTTGTCTCTCTTTTCTATACTTCTCTGCATTATCTCCTACAGGATTCTTACCATACTTCTCATTAAGAGACTTGAACATTTCTCTGACTTTCTCCTTGAATAGACCTTGGTTAATCTCAGAGATATAATTACCTGTAAGATTACCTTTGCTATCTCTTTCAAACATCCAATCAGTGTTCTTAACTCCAGCTTGTTCTAACCTAATTGTAGCAGCTTGAAGCTCCTTCATAACATTGATGGTATCCAACCTTGCATTTTCTTTACTCTTCTTGACTGCTTGGTCCATAACTTTCAGCATATAATCTGAAGAGTCTGCCATAGAATCAAGCCATCTATCAAAGAAAGATATGTCCTTGTCAGCTATCTTAACTAAGTCTTCAGCACTCATAGTCTTGCCCTTGAACTTACCAAAAGGAACAGTTATACTTTCCCCTACAAAAGGTTTAATGAAATCAACAAAGAGAGGCATTGATACTTCATTGTACCTTACAAACAAGTCTCCAAGTAATGTAGTTGTATTGTCCAATACTACCCTTACTCTCTGACCATATCTATTGTCTGCATACTTCTCTTCATCAATAAGAGCCTTCCTAATATCATCAGTAATATGCTTGTAACTATACAAGTAGTTTCTGACATCTCTTAGTACTCTGGCTCTCTCATTAACATTAGTAGCAGGAGTATTCTGTAGCATAGTAAGTCTATCACTTACCTTAGATAGTTCCTCAAGAGCATTCTCTACAAAAGTATAAATACCCTCAATCTCATTGTTATCAGCTAATTCAATATCCAATCTATCAATGAGTAACCTTTGATTAGCACTAAACTGGCTATTAGGATTTCTCTTTTCATAAATCTTCAATCTTTTCAACTCATTCTCAATGATTCCTTGAAGTAACTTCTTATCTCTTGCTACTCTCTCTGAGGTACTGTAAAATACCCCATTTGAAGCTATATTGCTAACATCAATAACCTCATCCATGCTGCCATTAAGTATTTGCTGTGCTAAAGAACCAAAGTTCTTATCAGCCTCTTTCATGACTCTTTGTATAGGACTTGCACTAATATTCTTAAAGAAACCCTTAACTGCCTGAATTACTCTTTGCAGTAGATTCTTATAAGGAGCAGATGGAATATTCTCACCTTGAAGAAGGTGCTTTGCAAGTAGTTTACCTGCAGCTTCTTTTGCCAACTTAATCTCATCACTATGATATAGAGTATCATAGGTATCATAGTCCTCACCTATAATTTCTCTTACCAGTCCATTGGAAGATATATTGTTGATAAGTCTTGTGATAAGTGGATTATCTCCCATAGCTTCAATGGCAAAGTGTGCAAATTCCTCAGGAAGTGCTCTTTCACCTTGAATACCATTAGCAAGCCTAATCATTTCAACAAGACCATTTGCTGCATTTCTTGCAACATCAAAGTCAGTTACACCATGAATACCCATTCTCTTTTCAAGGTCAGTCAAAGCACCTATCCCTATTCCATGAGATTCAAGAATACCTCTCAACCTATTATTAAGGTTTTCATTGTATTCCATCTTATCTGCATTAATAGAGTTAAGCCTGTTTCTTTTCTCAACCTTTACTCCAATGAATACTCTTGGAGATTCAATGTCTTGAATCTTAACTATATTAGCCACATAATCATCCCTATACTCTGAGTTCTGATTAAAGGCTATAGCCCTTTGTTTCAACCTTTGATAATTCTCATCATTGTTTACCCATAGGACTGGTCTATCCATTCCTTTCTTATAGTACCCAATCTCCCTATTAAGTCTCTCAAGTACCTTAGTTTCTGGAATAACCTTACTGAGATTAGTCTGCTTTAGCAAACTTCTCAATGTAGGTTCACTGTTTTCATCTAATGTTAGCCTTGGATTCCAATCCCTTACAAAAGAGTCAGCTTTTGTAATAAGATACAGTCTTGTAGCCTCACTTCTATTGTTTGAAGTGAAGGACAACAAGTCCTTAAATAACTTGCTGTCCACTACTTGACCATTTCTATTCTTTACCTTTGGAATAATTGCACAACTTCTTGCCATATCTTATAAACTATATAATGTTGGAGCACCACAAATACTATCACCATTCTCATCCTTATACTCTGTATTAGGCTGAATAGCTGTTACATCATCAGCCTTTGGAGCAGAAGTATCAAGAGGAGTACCATATACCTGTTGGAAAGCATCAGTATCTACCTCTGGAATAGAATCCCAATACTCTTGAGGCATAGAATCATAATCAACCTCAGCATCTCCAAGGTCAAATCTTGACAATGTATCTGCATAAGGGTCATAATCTTTCCTGTTCTTATCAATTACAGTTTCCATCTCTTCTACATCCTTACCATATTCATATTCAATAAAGCTGTTTCTGAAACCTAATGGTTCAATCCTTTCATAGGTTGCAACATTAGTTTGTTCAGTACCTAATGAAGTCAGCTTGTAATAGACATAGTTTCCTCTAATTCTCTTACCTATATACTTAAAGAAGTCATAAGCAGGACCATCAGGAGTATCTATCCTTTTCTTGATAACTTTCCTATCTCCAAAGGTAGCATTATCATCAATCACAAATGTAACTTCATTATCCTCTCCTATGAACTGGATAGAGGCTGTATCAGGGATTTCAGGAACCAACTTTCTATTATCCAAGTGGTTATAGACATATTGATCTACAAATTGACTATAATCATCACTTGATGACAAGAGAGTTCTCAATGTACTTATGTACTCTGGGATAGCATTTCTCACTGCCACAGGTGCCAAATGGATGAAGGTTGAAGGTCCAAATGCAAAGCCATTTCTATAATAGCTATATCTAAATAGATTAAGAGCAAGTTTCTGAGCTTCTGGGTTATTCATATATAATAGAGATGCCCAATCCCTCATATATCTTTCTCTCAAAGTAGGACTTAACTGACCTACATTCTTAAACACTACTGTGTCTACAGGATTATTGTCATTTGCCCTAATTACCTTAAGCCTCTTAATAAATTCAAGGTCAGCTATATCCTCATTATCTGTAACCACTCTCTTGAAGTATTCAGGGAAGTTATTGATGAAATCCTTTCTCTTATCAGAGGAAGTTACAATAATATCACCTACTTCTGAGTCAGGGTTTACAATCAATTCAGAACCAAAGAATCCATTCTTTGACATGATATAGGCAAGTAGGTCATTATAAATACTGTTCATAGTCTTTACATTCAACTTACCAGTCTTAGTCATGTCTCTAAGGTTATCAATTACAGTTCTGAATGATTCAGTATATTGAGGAAAATAAAACCTTAACATTTCTTCTGTTTTCTGCAAGCCTAGAGTATAGAAAGCCTGTAAGAAAGGAAGAGGAGCTGACAATAATCTTTCTCTTAGAGTGTTAGTATCAGGACTATCTGATAATAGACCATCAAATATTACATTGGCATTCTTCAATGGGAACTTGTCATTATTCTCTATTTGGTCTAACAGGTCTTTCACTTTCTGCATCTTCAACTCTGTATCTGCAATAGTAGGACCAGCAGCACCTCCTTGGGTATCAGACCTTGTAGCCTGTACTAATTGTCCCAAAGCATCAGCAGAGTTCATAATTCTCTTGAACAAATATCCAACTGCAACTTGTTTCTGATAGAACTCAATCTTTCTTAAATCAGAAGTCTGAGACCTATCAGTAACAGCTTCCTTAGCAAGCATTATATTATCTGCAAGCTCTTCAATGTAGAAGCTATTATTCTTGTAGTTATCATAAGTTAAGTCATTATTAAGAGCAGCCTTCTCCTTATACTTATCCAATACTTCATCAATGATGGTATCTTTACCTTTACCTTCTCTACTCTCTCTAAAATAGGTCTGAGTAATCTCTTGAACTATAGGCTGCATCATCAACAGACCTATCTCAATAGGATTATAACCTAACCTTGAAAGAAGCATAGAAGCATCAGCAGTGAAAGTATTCTGATTAAGTGCTGCAAGCACAGGGTCTTTAACATTGTCCACAGAAGCAGCCAAGAATCCAGCATTATTCTTTGAGATAAATTCCTTGTCACCATTCATAATATCATGTAGAGATGTAAGTCTCTTTCCATTCAATACAAATGAGCCATTTTCTTCATCCAAAGCCAACTGAGTATGTTGCATCAAAGCATGGTTTGCATTATGGTTGGCATAAATACCAATCAACTTAGCACCAGTCATGTTCTGTTGATGCAACATTACTTGAGTTCTTGGTGATAATGGGTCCATTTTGACCTTTGTTTTCTCTGCCAACTTATCAAGAGTATCAAGGTCTAAGTCAAATAGGTATGAAGCAATAGACTTAGGATAAGATTTTCCACCTTTCTGTACAGTCTTATTAAGTTCTATACCCATATCCTTTAATGCTTGAGCCAAGTCACTCTCATAAGAATCATTGAGAATAGTCATTATTCTTGCAGACTTCTTCTGATAGTCAAAACCACCTGGGTTAAGAATCTTTGAAGCTGTATCTGCATTAGTCAAGACTCCATACATCATATCTATCAGCAAGTTATTTCTTGCCTCAAGACTGTTCTCCTGTGGAGACTTATTGAAGTCATACTTTACCTTACTTATAATAGACTTAGTAAGTCTGTACTTCTCCTTATTCTCCTTGAACCATTCCTTAAAGTCATCAGTATCTGCATTGAGAATATCTTCTGCCAACTGGCTATGAGTGAATTGTGACAATACTTGATTGAATAAGCTATTCATTCTTGCATAGTCTTCTCTTGCCTGTTTCATATCATACTTCTTAACTCTGAACTCAGGTAACATGATATACATCTTATCCACATCAAAGTCAGAACCTGATAGAGTAGTAATCTCAGCAGGAAGCATGATTGCAGAACCATTCTGTTGAGGAAGGAATCCCTTAATATACAGAGGAGCCATTGAATATTTATCCTCAGTTGGAACTCTATAGCCAATCAACTTTCTTAGATCATCAGGAAGTTTAGTTACATCAAGCTGGTGAGTAACTGGGTCCATAAGAGGCTCATAGAACTCTCTACTATATGCAGGCATATAACACTCTAAATATGCTATAGCTAAACTACCTTCTTTCCTTGCTTTCTTTATATACTCTTCATAATTTTCTCTTGTAGCATTTTTATTCTTCTTGGAATATGACTCCCAAGACATCAGGTTGCCATTTTTATCCTTGAATACTATATGAAGTTCATCAGTCAAGCCATAATCAGATACCTGAATTAAAGCTCCTCCTCTAATCTTCTGTTTAGTGATTCTACTCTTGATTACACTATTAAGAAGTGTCTGTACCCTTTGAGACTGTACAGGGTCAAAGAGAGGGATATTGAAGTTATTGTCCTCATCAAGAGTACAAGCTCTCATCATATCCATACCATATCTTTGATTACCTCTTATCTCTTCAAGTAAGATTTCTTCTACTTTCTTTGGGTCTTTGAATATCTTATCTACATCAGCAAATGCTTGAAGAATATTCTCAGTATTGATGGCATTATACAGGTCAAGCCACTCTTTCTTAGTCATCTTCTTACCATTAACCTCAATGATTGTGTCATCAGAGATGTCAGCAGTAATTAGCTTTCTAATCTGAGTACCTACCAACTGAACAGCATCAATAGCATGTTCAGGAGTTGCAGTCTGAATACCATAATCTTCATAAGACACCTTATGTACCACATTGGGATTCTCATTACCAAATCCAATACCTGTGGTATCTTTAAGTCTTTGAATTACATCAGCCTCTGTATTAACATCATTCAAATCTATTACACCTTGTTTTCCAACCTTAGTAGTAGATTCAAACTGAACTACATCAATCTGATTATCCTCCATAAACTTATTTATGGCTTTCAGCTTACCTGACCTTCCTAAAGGACCAGCAATTAGCTCGTGCATAGCAAGTAATAGGAACTCTGAGTTCTTATGCTGTACAGGAGTCTTAATTCCAGTATGACCTTCAATGCCACTGTTATTATTGACTTGTGTATAAACATAAGGCTTCTTAGTCTGCCAAATGATACTAAAGTCCTTAATATTCCAATCTCCATTCTTGAAGTTGTTATATGCTTGCTCCATATCATCTGTCCACTGACCTGACATACCAAGTATTGCCCTATAAGAACTCAAACTTCTATATGCCTGAGCATCTGCTACATTCACATTTCTAAACTTACTGATGATATTATCTCTGTCTATCTTGGTCATTTCATTTCTTCTAACCCTTTCATCAAGTACAGTCTTGATGTCTTCAAGTACAGAAGATACTATCTCATCATCCTTCAAGTAGATGGTTCTTTCCCAATCCTTACCAATTCTCTCACCTTTATAAGTAGCCTTAGTATTCAGTCTAAGAGCAGGAGCATGAACCTCCTTATATCTCTTCTGAAAGTCCTCAAGGTTCTTATAGAAGGCAAGGTCAGTAGTAGTAAGCTGGATAATTTGTGAAGTAGCTAACTTACTGTTCCAATAGTATTCTCTAAGTGCATCCTTAGCATTGTTCTTAACAAACAGGCTTCTTGAGATTGACTGAGCATCTTTCAATTCCATCTCACCTCTTGTTGCCTTATCTGTCAGCAAATTCTTAATCTGCTCCATCAGATTATTGGCTTCCCTACTATCAAAAGCACTATTATTGTTATAGGCTCTAAGCATCAGTTCCATATTAGTATTCCACAATGAACCTAAGGCATCTTTAGCCTTGATAAGTGCCTTTGCAGTTATTGCATTCTGCTTGGACTGACCTTCAAAAGGAAGATACTTGTACTTACCATTAGGAAGCTCATCCAAAAGTCCTACCCTCATCCAATCTCTATAGGTCTGTTCAAAACCATCTTCCATTATGTCATTAAGAGTAGTTCTTAGAAAGTTCCTAAGTTCAGCTCCAGTACCCTTGGATTTAAGTCTGCTTAGCCTATCAATGAATGTCTCTCCATTGTCATATATGAGATTGTTAAGTGCAGGAAGGAACTTAAATTCTGCACCTCCCATACTCTTTATACTCCCATCTTCCTTTCTAACAATATCATAGTTTGCAATAGGTTCTACATTCTTATCTCCACTCTGGTAAGCCTCATCTCTTTCTCTAACCAGCATAATTCTGTCATACTCTTGATTAACCAAGTCTACTAACTTGTCAAGGATAACATCATTATAGGTTCTCTTCTTACCATTTTCATCAAGCACATCACCTGTTGTGTACTTTCTGAATCTGATAAACTCAGCAGAAGGGCTATCTGAAAGAATAGGAACATGATACCAAGCATACTTTATACTTGACTTTGCAGAATCAGGGTCTCCCCAATATTCTGTAAGAAGAGTCAAAGTATAATCCAAATCATCCCAATTAGTATAGTCTACCTTATCAGAGTTCAACACTGCTTTATGGTTAAGACCTCTTCTTAATTCATCAGACTCTGCAAGTTGCCTTAGCCAGTCATTTCTCCAATGACCATCCTTAAAGAACCACTCATAATCCTTGAACTCAGTCTGCATAAACTGCTCAAATCTCTCCTTGTCATTCATAACATTCTTGAGATTTTTAATAAGTTTACCTAAGTAGTTAGGAGTAACATGAGAATAGTAAGACTTATCATTTTCTCTGACACTACTTTCAATAGCATCCTCAGTTACTTCTGCCATCATACTTGCAATCATATTGTAAGCAGAGCCAAAAGTATTGATAAGGTCTCCTCTCTTCTCAGTACCATCCTCCCTTGTCTCAGATTTGACTTCACCTTTCTTAATACCACTAAATATAACATTCAATTGTGGTAAAAGAAGCATGATTGGGTCAGTAAATGTGATACCTGGAGCTGTCTTTATATCAGTTAATGCAGTTTTCAATACAGAAGGATTGACATCAATACCTAACATATGAAGCAACTTCATTATGGTATTCCATACATCTTCTCTCTCTAAGAGTTGAAGTCTAGATTCTGTATCAAGGTTCTGGAACATATTGTTTAATGTCTCAGTCCATTGTAAACCTTTAGCTGCATTATCCTTGTTTATTTCCCCATTCTTCTCATACACACTATCATCATCAAGCTGTACTCCATTCTCATAGTTATCCCTCCAAGCACCAAGTAGATAGTACACACCTTCAGGTTTATTAATGGCAATAGTTTCCATCTTGAAAGTACCATCAGGCATCATCTTCTTCTTTTGAATCCAGTAAGGCATAAAGTCCTTTCTGAAGTCTTGATAGAACTGAGAGAACAAAGTCTCATCACCTTGAAGTAACTTGGTTACTTGTTTAACCCAAGGCTTGATTCTTTGCAAATCCTGTATCAAAGGAAGCATATCATCAGAGTTAATCATGTTCCTTAACTTGTCAATGAAAGTAGCATGAACATAGTCAGCATCAAGGTATCTTGTAAAACCTAAATCATCCTTTTCATACTTGCCTCTATAGTCAAGTTTAGGTACTTGTCTGATTACTTTTCTTACAGCTTGTGACAAAGACTCATGTGAACTTACCTGTCTGAAATTAGTCATCCATCCATCTTTATAAGCCTCTTCTTGTCTCCAATCCTCTGCTTCATTATCTACCTCACTATTACCATCAGGGTCATCATCATTGAGGTTTGCATCAGCAGGTGCAATGTAGTTAGGGTCTATCCTAATACCCTCAGTCATTACAAGCAAAGTACTTGCTTCCTCAGCAAGAGCCTTATAGACATAAGGGTCATCAACTATCTTCTTATACTCCTGATTCTTATAAGCAGCTTTCTTCTTGGCAGCTTCTAATTTCTGCTCATTAGAGAACTTATCTGCACCTCTCATAGAATTGATTGCATTAAGTTCTTGCTGTATTCTGCCCTCTTCTGTATCTTGTACATAAGAATTGAAGATGTTAGCTACTCTCTTGAATATACCAGCAGGAGTGTACTTCTTTATAGCAGAGAATCTATCCAAGCTATTAAGCTCAGCCTGTAATTCTTCCTTCTCCACACCACTGGCATCACCAATTCTTCTCTTCAAAGAATCAGTCATTTCCTGCAAGGCATTATCAACTTCATTACTGAAGAATCTTGCAATAAGTGTTACTCTATCTCTTCTTGTTCTTGGGTCAAAGAGTAAGTCCACCTTTTGCTGCTCCTCAACAGAAGTAATCCTTGGAGTATCAAAAGAACTGCTTATAGTCCCTGCACTTTCTCTAAGTGCATTTAACTTGTCTTGAAGATAAGAAAAGAGCTTGGGTGCTCTCTCCTTTAATTGAGCTTTACCTGTACCTATTCCACCTTCAGGGATAACAATAGTTTTGCCACTATCTATAGCTTTCTGAATAGCCTCATCTACTTGAGACTTAAAGGTATCAAAATCTTCATCAGTAAAGTAAGAATCTTCTGAGGTTCCTCTATTCTTCTTAGTATCAATACCAATGGCATTATTAAGACCTCTAATAACTGCTTGGGTCATAGTAGGTACATAGTGAGTATTTACTCTATCATTAGTATTATCACCAAATAAGAATACTTTACTTGTTTGATTAGCCACATCTTGTCTGGTCCAATTACCAGAAAAAACCTCTACTCTTTTAGAGACTACTTTGGGACTTCTCAACTCCTTAATAAAATCATTGAGTTCACTACCTGATGGAATATCCTCAATAGACTTATTATTCTTTTCCTGCCACAGTCCAACCAAGTTAAGTATTGATTGCTCTGTTTCATTAGGAAACTTCTTAGCTAATTCTCTAATTTCTGGTGTTATAATTAAACAACTCATATAATTTAAGATACTATTTGTGCAAAGGTAAGGGATGTAATTGTAATATACAAGCTCTTATTCAAAAAGCTAAAGAGAGAATAAGTATTTAACTTACTCTCCCTTGCTGCATTTACAACACCTTTCTTATTATTCTTAACTGTAACTTTCTTTTACTCTTAGGTTTATCCTGCTTCTTAAAACATACAGTAAATACCTCACTTTAACTGATTTATTTGCTCAATCATATCAAATAAGCTTTTCTATATTAGACATAAATGTTTCAGCCTCTTGCTTAGTAACACTAATAGTTTTGATGTCTTCCTGCAATGCAGCAATTTGAGATTCCTTCTTTGCAATCTCTGACTCCATTTCTGCATGGAGATTATTTGCATTCTCATGTGCTATCTTGAAGGCTGACTTAATAGCAGCCATCTGTTCAGCAAAGCCTACCTTTGCTACTGTTTCTGTTACTTTACCAAAAATTCCCATATTATTTCTTCTCCTTTTGTTCTTTTAATTCTTTCTAAATTCTTCTCTTAATGGGATAGCAAGCTCCTGTACTTGAGGATGTGCCCCACTAGAACACCTAAGAGGGAAGAAGCCTTTCTCAACTACCCTATACTTATCCCTATCAATATTGTTAAGTTCATCATAGAACTTGCCATGTACCCTTTGGTCAATAAGACCTGTAGACTTATCAATAACTAAGTATTCACCCCACCAGTCATCAACAAAACCAGTCATTACTAACTCTGTCTTTAAGGAATTAGGTAATACTGCTCTAGCTTCTTGTGGTTTCCATCCTTGCTCTAATAAATCAAAGTAATCATGTTCAGACCAAAGGCAATTCCATAAGAATCTACCTTCAGAGGTGGTAGTTAAGGGATAAGCATTAATGTTGGTGTATTTCCCTGTTGGAATATCCACCCAACAAGGTATAATAAAAGTAACTTCATTACCAAACTTATCCTTAGAGTAGTTACAATACCTTGTGCTTTCTTGAGCAAAAGACATTACTCTGTGCCTTACAAACTCATGTGATATGCCTCTATCACATACAAAATGTACAGTGATTCTCTTTTCATGGAACTCAGTAGGTTCACATAGATACTTTAAGTCATCAAGCCAGTCATTCTCTACCAGAACTCTTAGGTTAGTAGTAATATAAGCAATATTATCTTTTTCTACAACATAAGAATATGGATTGTCATAGTATTTAAATAAAGAATTATACTCCTGCTCTTCACCTTCTTCTGGATGAATATGTATATTAATGAATTCTGATTCTTTCATCAAATACACAGTACCATGTTCTAACATAGCACCATGACCAGACTTAATCATTCTATCTACAAATGGTTTAGCAGAATCTTCTGTTATCTTATCTTCTGATTTATAACAGACTCTACCTACCTTCTCAATCTGTTTATAAACTCCTTCAAGACCAGCAGGCTGATTCCATATCTTAAAACTTGGTTTAATTAGCTTCATTGCAGAACTCTTTTAATTCTTGAATAAATCTTTAATACTTTCATTATACTTCTTTAAGTTTAGTATGTTTATCACAATCTTCACACTCACTCATTAGTATTAGCATTTACCTGAATATTAGGGCTACCACATTCACTGCAAACATATCTATGGCTAAGACTGTTGGGGATGTATAAAACAGTTCCCATTGAGTTCTTATGTATATCTACATCAGGAAATGCCTCACTAAATGCTTTGGTATTGAAGGGTTTTACAATGAGATGTATCCCTTGTTTAGTAGGCACTTCAGCATAGATATAACTATCCTCCACTTCTTTAAGTGCTTCTACTGAAATATTAGAACCTTTCCTCCTCCAAGCCTCTGCATACAACTCAAAGAGTTTCTCCTTGATAGAGTTCTTTAGTAACACATCATCTACATCTACAATCCATTTGGGCATCCTTGACTTGAGTTCACCTGCTGCACTATTGAGACACTTTCTTGGATTTCTTATAAGACCTTGATGAATGTCACTTGCAAGTTTCACAAGCATCAAAGATTGTAATGCACTAAAATCCTTTCCTGCAACATTAATGTATGCCCTTGCCTTGTAGTGCTCACATAAGAGAATGATTTCATCTTTTACTCTCATAAGATGTTCAGCACTTCTTATAAAGTAAGTCTTGATTGCACCTTCCCTTACCTTTTCTCCCTTATGGTCTTTTGCCCTCTGTACAATTTGACAATGAAAGAACATATCATTTGCCTCATTGAAGTAGAACATAGACTTGATTAGTTCAAAGTTATCTACCATACTACTTCAGTTTGAAAGCCAATTCTTCACAGAAGATTGAAGCATATTAATAACTGTAGTAATGGAACCAATAGGGTTTCCTTTTACCAGCTTCTTGAAATTTTCAGATTGTTTACTCATATTATTTCCTCCTTTTATTTCCTCCTTTTATTCTGGTATAACTTCCATTTCATCAACATTCCAGCCCTTTAGGTCAAAGATAGCATTAACTTCTTTCTTTGATTTAGGAGCTATATAATCCCAAGCCTTTTGAGGTAATACAATCTGCTCTTCAACTGCACCTTTAAGGTCACAGTTTGAGTAGTCTATATCCTCAAAATATTCACCATCTTCATCCTTTCCAGAGTCAGTAATCTCATAGTCAGATACCTTAATCTTTACAGTTTTACTAAGGGTGACACTTACTGTGACCTCAATTTCCCTTTCAGGATTATCAACCTGATTCCAGGGTGCATCTTTAGTATCTGCACCCATAGGATAATTATAATTGTCCATTATTTTTTCTTCTCCTTTTAATGTCTGTTACCAAGTTATTCTCTTTAATCAGTCTTCGAGCAATTACACATTCAAGATTCTTAGGTATGCTGATATGCCTTCCCTTATCATTCACATAGATAGCATGGTCTCCATTATGTCTATCATAATAGAAACCATTGAACTCTACTATCTTTATGAACTCTCTTGATGTATATTGTCTCATATTATACTTTCAGAATGTCTTTATACTTCTCATAAGTCTTTCTTATGACCTTTTCTCCTATTGGATTAGGTCTCTTTGAGTTCCTCTCTATACAGTCTTGAAGAGATGTAAAGAAGTTCTTAAATTCAAGGCTGTACTTTAGTCTTACTACATCAGGCACTACTCCTCTAATAATACCAAAGGCAGTATTTAGCCTATCATTCTCAAGAGGTGTAAGTACTCCTTCCTCAAAGGGAAAGCCTACCATACCTTTTAACCTACAAAGTATTCTATTCCTTTTCTGCCATCTTAGTTGCTTCTCTGTCATATTATTTACTCTTGCTGACCACAGAGTTCAAAACTAACAAAGCATCTCTAAGGGTTTTCTTTTGAGCAGGAGTACAGCTACTCAATTCACCATACTCCTGTTCAAAAAGAAATGTCCTTAGATGGTTAGATAGTTTCAGAGTCTCTTTAGCCTTTGTTTTAACACTAACTTTAATCCCACTCATCTTTCTACCCTCCTATGATGGACTTAGAAAGACTCAATGTACTCTACATCAAGAAATGTAGCATAGACATCATACCTATTATTATAGGTTTCTCTATGTCCATCTTTGAAATGAATTATAAGTATCATACTTCACCACCTAATTGCTTTATCCTGTCATTGATATACCATATAGCCTTCTTCAAATCCTCAATTTCCTTCTGATTATCTGTAAGGCTTGCATCTTTCTTGAGACCAGCTCTCCAAAGATACTTAATGGCATTACCAATGGAAAAAGGATAGTGTCTTGTAATCTCAATACACTCTATACCACTTGGATGGGAGGTATAATGTTCAGGATGATTTACATTATTAGGTTCTTCTATTGGTACTAACTTTCTCATTTTCCCAGTCTAAAAGTTTTACAAACTTGTCAAAGAAGTCCTTCCTATCTCTGACATACAAATGCTTAGTATTGTAATCCTGATAGATTAGTGCATCAAACCACTCACCAGTTGCAGGACATTTCATCCTGCATCTGAAAAGTGGTAAGTAATGATGACCATTCTTAGGATATACATACATCTTACTCCTTATCTCTTCCCATCTTAGTTTTACTACATACCATGCACATATGGTACATAATACTAGTACTACTATAGGAATAGCTATTCTCCAAGTCTCCATATTAATGAACCCAACAAGGGGCAATTTCTGGTACAGCTTTGATAGTTACTTTCTTACAGAAGATTGCTGCTGCATATCCCATACACTCACTTAACTTCTTAGCTTCCTGCTCTGCAATTTCCTCAGGTGGTTCTATCAGATACTCATCATGTACATCATTAGGAATGAGGACTTTGAATATAAGACCATCATTAACCAAATGATTGAAGTACCTGATACCTGCTATCTTAGTCATTGCAGCAGCAGTACCCTGAGAAGGATAGTTACATGATAGATTATCAGAAGCACTCCTTCTCTTCCATAAGTGTTTCATCACTGACACATACACAGTCTCCCTGTTAATATCAATGAATTTTTCTTCTACCTTACCTGCCTTTTTAACCTTATATGAATACCTAACAGCTATTTCTTCAATAGGAACACCTTGGGCAAACTTCTTTGCAATTTCTTGCATAACAGATAATGGAATCTCAGATATTACTCTGCCACTATCTCTTGCAGCTTTGTATATATCCCAGAAATCTTCTATACCATCCTTTCTCCTTTCAATACCTTTTAGTATAGGATAGTCATAGATATATGCCCTTAGCCCAGTTATCTTTGAGATTAGAATATAGCCTCTATTCCACATATCTCTCTTTTGTACCTTGAAATAGCTTGCTATACCATTAAATCTCTTGAAATAGTTGTTATAAATCTCAGTTGCAAAGTCCACAGGAATATTACAATTAGTTGCCATTGTAGGAGCCTGACCATTATAATTGAAACAGAACCTTGCCTTCTTAGCCAAGTCTCTAAGATCTTTTCTTACCTTCTTGACATCCTTCTCTGCAACCCCATCAAGGTCTTTAGGGAAACACATCTTAGCTACAAAGGAGTGTCCATCTCTTTGGTTAGGGTCATTGTAGAATGCAATCCATTCCTTATCATTAGATAACTCAGTGAACACATGACCCTCTTGGTCTCCATAATCACAATCTACTAACAAATGTCCCTTTTCAGGTATAAATGCTGCTCTTGTTTCTTCTGTAGCTGGAAGCTGTTGAACATTAACACTTTTATCATCTACTTGTGTAGAAGTGTCCTTGTTTTCATCTTCCTCCTCTGCAATATCATCATCTTTAGTCTTACCTCCTTTACCTTTTCCTCCTGAACCACAACTCAATCTACCAGTATTCATCATTTGATTGAATGTTGGATGGATTCTTTGTGTAACAGGATTAATGGCATTAAGGAAGTTTTGACCAAAAGATGTTACCACCTTGAAAGCTGCTGAATATTCCAAGTATAAAGGAACAATACTACTCTTACTTGCCTGCAATTCTATAAGCTTAGACTCTACAGACTTTTTCATCTTGCCTGTTTTCTTGTCTTTAACCAATAGGTCAAATCCAAGTTCTTCAAACAATCTGATTACCTGCTTGGAACTATTCCAATTAATAATACATTGAGGTCCAGTATTAAACTCAGAGAATAATGAAGGTTGTGGTATTACCACATACACATTATCTGCAAGTTTAGCTGGCTTACCTTTCTTGTGAGTATCATAGTTTCTTGCAATGAGGGAAGGACCATCCTTTTTCATTACATAATCTACTACCCAATCATTAAGTTTCTGCTCAGCAATCCTTAACCTCTCTGCATCTTTAGCCATCTTAGCCTTCCACTTAACAGGGTCAAGTTTAATGCCACAATATTCAATATATGCAAGGACTCTTACAAACTCATTCTCAATATCAAGTGCCACTTTCTGACCCCTTGCATTGATAGTAACAAGCTGCAAGTTCATAATATCCTCAAGATACACAACATCATTTGCTGCATAAACTATAACCTCTTCTGTCATACCTGCATGTATCTGTCCTCTAACAGTCTTGTCAAGATAGATATGTAAATACCTATCACAACAAGCCTGTAAGGACAAAGATACAATGCCAGGTGGGAATCCAAGAAATAGAATCTTTTCAGCTAAATAAGTATCATAGACATTTCTGACTACAATATGCTCCTTATATAGCCACCTCAAATCAAACTTTGCATTATGAATAATGAATAATCTATCACTTTCAAGATAGTCTTTATACTGATTAACATCAATAGTCAAGCAATCTATCACTACTTGATTATCCTTATTACCAAGTTGAAGAAGAAGCAATTTGCCAGTCCATATCTCTGTACCTGTAGTTTCAGTATCTAAACTTACAATGCATAGAGGCTCTAATATTCTCAAAGACTCTTCTACAGAGATACATTTATACTTGGCATCAGGAAATTCAAATAGGTTTCTTTGACCAGTAACAAAATATATCATTACTCAAATGTTATAGTCCAACCATCAGATTTAGCCAGTTTTTTAAGATAATTTTCCTCTTTGTATCTGGATTTTAATTTGATTATATCTTCCATTACTTTTTAGAATAAGCTATAAAACTTTCAAAGTCAAATACATATTTATATTTCTGAAAGAACAGGCTACCAAGAATACCATGAATCTGAACTCCAGATTCTTCTTTCACAATAGCAAAGGCATCATCTAAGTCATGTATGCAGAACTCACCTGTAAATTCTTGACTCTTGTATGTGATTGTCATTTCACAGAACCCAGTATTTACCTTATTACCTTCAATTCCTATCACATCCATGTCTTTTACCTCTATCTTCTTATGGTCAAGAAGAGGAAGAATAGAGCTATTGATTTGAGAGATATTGCTTCCAGTGTCCAACAAGAAGTTAAGTTTCTTATCTCCATTAAGGAATGTTATTACAGGTAACTCTACTAAATCCATAGCCTCTTTGAAAGACATATTTACCCTTTTACTCTGCTTGCAATAATCTTCTACACCATTAATGATGATAGATAATATGATTACTGCAAGCATAATACCAATTATTTCTAATACCATGCTTTATGCTTTTTTTTTAGTTACTACTTAATGCCAGAAGTACCAAATCCTCCTCTGTTATTATCACCTAAGTCATCTACTTCCACAAGCTCAATACCTGAACTTAGCAGCCATTTAATCTTCTGCCACATAGTAGCTTTCTGACTAAGCTGTATCCTAAATTGACAGATTCTATCACCTGCTTCAATAGTGGTCTCTCTCATAGGAGAACATACATAGTGCCACTGGTCATCATTGCCCTTATATGTGTTATCCACTATACCTTGACCACTTGGGATGAATAATCCTAACTTTTTAGGACCACTACTCCTTGAATCAATAATAGCTTCAAATCCTTGTGGTAGTTGTATTGCAACTCCAAGAGGAATATAATAGGTAGGAATTTCTACATCCCTATGACCTACTCTCTCTCCTTCAATAGTCTTCCTTTTAAGTACACCAGCCTGTGGTGCTGGAATAGTAATGTTTATAGCAGACCTTAAATCTACCCAATCACCATTCTTACTAATTACAGGCATGCAGCCTCCAGTCAACACTTTTATTTTAATTTTCAGTTTCATAATGATTTTAATAGTTCTTCCTTAGTTTTAAATAAGTCCTTCTCCATGAATACTTTATTAGATTCAAACAATCCTTCTACTATGTCTGAATTATACTTAACAGTAATATCAGTAGATACTAAGACCTCAACTGCTTTAATTTTAGTTTTGGTTACTTTATTTTTATATAAAGTATAAACCTCATCACCTATATTATATTCTGTTTCTATTACCATAAATTTTCAACTTACATGTTTCCAAAATTTATTTGTTATGTCTACCAACTCCTTACCACTTACCTTGTAGAATCTCTGATTAGTAGTCCTACTGTTAAGTGGTCCAAACTCTTCCTTATAAGGTCCAAGTTTTATATAGTCAAAGTTGAACAAGTCAATAACACTGCTTAACTCTTGCCTACCACTATACCAAGCTACCTTTATGGAATTATAATGGTTGGTAATAAAAGAAGCTAGAGTATTTACTTTATCTGGCTCTGCATCACCTCCCATGAGTGCTATACAGCTAATTCCACTATTCTTTCTGATAAGTTTCCTTACCTCATTAAAAGTTAGCTCAGTACCAATATCCTGTGCCAAGTAAGAGCTATGACAACCCTTACATTGACATGGACAATTAGATATATTGATAGCAAGAGTTACCTCATCAGGAACTTCAGCAAAGACAACTTTTGCATCCACATACTTTAGCATATCTCACTCCTTCCATCACTATAAGTTCTATGACTTGCCTCAATCTGCCTATCTTTACCAAATGATTTGATAGGTCTGAGATAGCCAATCACTCTTGTATATTGAGTGATATTCTTACTATGGCACTTTGGGCATTCAGTGATGGGATGCTTAGTAATGTAGCCACAGTCATCACACTTACTATTAGGAATATTAAATGTGAAGTAGTTGGTTCCATTAGCTATTGCAAAGTCTATCAGTTTGAGATACTGCTCTTTTGATAAATGATCTTCCAAATTAATGTGAGCTGCACTGCCTCCATCAGTATATTGATAAGTCTGCCTTCCATGAAGTATAAACTTATCAAGTACTGAGGTATCATCATGGGCATCATAGAAATATGAGTTATACAGGTTCTCATCATCAGGGACCCAATACCCATCTTCCTTATCCCAGTTATAGTTCTTACCACCAAGACCTTCAGCAGGTACTACCTCAGAATTAAACAAGAAAGGTCTCTTCTTATCATGAATAGAATGCTTCTTATTTTCCTCTTTGATAGTTCCAAGTATGAGCTGCAGAAATTCAATATACTCAGGATTATTACCTACCTCAAGACCTAAGAACCTTGCAGCCTCATTCAAGCCATTAATACCAATGGTGCTGTACAACTTGCTGATGTGAATATATCCACCATTTGAAGCTGCAAACATACCTTTATCTTCAAGGTCATACAACATTGTCTTGAATGCAATATGATACTTGTAGACTCTCTGGAGAATATCTACTAAGTAATCTCTAAGAAATGAAGTATTTTCTTTCCATCCTCCATTTCTCTTCAATCCATAAGCCTTGTTGCAATCCTGTACAATCCTATTGATATTAAGAGTAATAACATTGCATGAGCCAGTCATTACACCAGTAAGACCTGATGTAGGATTAAAGGTATTCTCTGCAAGTTCATTCCTTAATCTACAACATGATGCAAGACTATCAGCACTATCTGATATATAGGTAAAGAAGCTATGACCCTCTGCATACATCTCAGCAGTAAAGTCCTTATAGTCTTTATCTATAATATCATTGGTCTTTGGGTCATACACCATAGCCATTGTCTCTACAGGGAATGTAAGAATCTGTTTGGTTCTCAGCTTATTGAAGAACTTCATAAACAGCCTTTGTAGACAATCTACTGCTTCCCATTGAGGCTTAGTACCATCAGGATAATAGAATTCTCCAAACAGTGAATCAAAGTAAGTATGGTCATAATAAGACACATTAGTAAATGGACTTTGATATGACCTATTACCAGCAGGCTGGTTCACACCATAAATGAATTGTTTGAATGCTTTATATATAGCATCTCTTATGGTTCTTTGCTTACTACAATGGTCTGTAGTGGTTATTATATCCAGCTTTTCATACCATCTAGAACCAAACTCCTGTACAATGTAATAGTTAAGGGCAATAAAGTATTCACCTACTGCCACTGCACCCTTACACTGAGAAGATAGCAAGAAGATAAGATTGGTTACTTGACCACTAAATGACTGTAAATCATTAGGAGGTGTTGGAGTAATACCATCAATATTGCCTACTCCTTCTATCATAAGAGGATACAGACTCACAGCCATACAATACTGCTTCAAGACAGGAGTAGTTGCTTCATCATGTGTATAAATGACATGAGAGTTCAAATCCTCTTCATACTTCTTGGCTACTTCAGGGTATATTTCATTTAGCTTGTCTTTCATTCTTTGCCTCTGAATAACCCTATTAGTAGTCTTATACACTTCACCCTCAAGGTTGGCAACATTCTTCATAGTTACATTTGCATTAGCATCTGTTTCTGATGAAGTAGCTGCATTCTCATTAGACTGACTGTACTCATTCATATAGTCAATTCTTTCCCTAATGAATCTTGCCTGCTTATGCTGTTCCCTATAAATGATATAACTCTTTGCTACATCAAAGTGTTTGTCATTCATAAGAACACCCTCAACCTTATTCTGTATCTCCTCAATACCTATAGTATCTCCTTTCAAAGTGCTGAATAAAGCACCTAGCATATCATACAGATACTGAGGCATTTTCTTGTTGCAAGACTTAAAGGCTTTTTCTACAGCACTTATAATCTTATCAACATTAAATTTCTCTATACTGCCATCTCTTTTTATTACTTGCATATTACAATGTATTTAACCATTCTCTTAAATCATTAGGACCAGTTTCATTAATGCCCACAGGAACTTTTGGTCTGGAAGTGAGATAAGAAGAAAGCTCTTCTCCTATCACAAAAGGACTTCTCATTTCTATTTGGCTATTCTTTCCAAATTTCAATGTACCTACTGCCTGTGTAAATGGACAAGTCCACACCAATGGAACAAGGATTCTCCTATTGACTACAATGAAATCATAGTCAAACAGCTTGAAGTCTTTGAAGTACTCATCCTTATCCATATTCTGCCTTATAATAGCCCAATATAGTCTGGCTTGAATATCATATCTCCAATCTACAAAGGATTTATAGAAATCCCACTCTGTATGGGAACTTGTTTTTAAATCTACTGGCTTTATCCACTTCTCCTTATGATTGACTATGATTAAGTCAGCCATATTCCTATACTTTACACCATTGAACTCTCCTTTGAACTTTAACTGATAGAGTCTTTCAATGTCTGGTTCAAATGGATTATCCTCTGCAAAGTAGAATTGAGTGGATTTGCTCTCTTTCAATGCTCTTACTGCATTGCACACATCTTGATAGGTCTGAGTATCAAGTATAGTCTTACTGCCTGCTATAAATAACAGGTTATAGTAGTCAGCTCCTTTCTCCTTGATAACCTTAGCTCTTGTCTCAGGCTTCCAGTTCATCTGATAACTCTGATATTCAGTCTCCTTAATGATTGCATCATCAGGAATTGTGATAAGACTCCTATAAGAATCTCTATACTGACTGAACAAAGATTTTACCATCTTTGTAATAGAGTCTGAAGTAGAAGGAAACTCAGCAACCATAAACCTTTCATCAAACTCTTCTTGACCACCTGTAATAATGCTATCTACAGCACTACCAAAAGTAAGAGAAGGTGTTTCTAACCTGTCAAATAATTTATTCAAGTTATTGAATCCCTCCCTCTCATATCTTGCAAGGGTTGAATAGCTTAATGCTGGGTCTGCTCTATATGTTTCTTCAGACACATTCCAAGATATACTTCTTAAAGATTTCCTCTCCATTAATAATAATCTTGATTGTATTCCTCACTACTGAAATCTTCATACTCATCCTCCTGCTCTGGCAACTTAAGAGCCTCACAGTAAGTATCTATTTCTGACTTCAATTTCCTCATTTCTCCAAGGTCTGATTTCAGATACTCCTCTTTAGGATTTTCCTTACTGAGACCTTTCTTTACTCTGACAAGAGATGAATCAATTAAGAGTTGAAGAGACTCAAAGTCCCTACTATTCAAGAACTTATGTGCAAGCTTTGCATCTCCCTCAGGCAATGAGGGAATCAAAGCCTTTATTCTGTCTATTGGTTCTCTATTGTCCATAACTCTTGATAATTTCTATTGCCTGCAAGAGTTGTTTCTTGGTATATACCTCAAAATAGATAGACTTTTCACCTTTTTCAGTGTATAGGTTATCAAGATATTTTATAAACATCTTTTTCTTGATATAGAATACATCATTCTCTATCCCTTTAGCTTCAATATAAACATTGAGGTCATTATATTTGAAATAAAAGTCTGGTGTATATCTGATACCAATAATTTTACCTGTTTTCTGAATTAGTATCTTTGAAGTACAGTTGTCTGTACCCTCTGATAATCTTTTGATTTTCTGCTTGTCAGTCTCCTTATCATAGTATGGGGTAATAGGTTCAAAACCCTCCCATAAAGTGAAGGTAGTTGGCTCATATTGAGGTTCAAACCCTTGTTGAAGAAGAGTATTGTATATGCTCTTCTCCAACTGGGATTTGAAGGTTATACCCTTAGAACTACTCTGTGTAGCATTCCTTATTTTCTTATTTGCCACTATCAAACATTTCTTTGAGAATGTCTCTTGTAATTCTGCAAGCAATCTTAGCATCCTCAATAGTTCTGAATGCTGCAAAGTTCCTATAGTTCTTGATGTGGGCTTTATTAGCCTTAGTGATTCTACCATCAAGCATAGAGATTACATAAATCTCAGGACTCTTCTCAATATGATCCTCATACTTCTTGTCCAACTCAATGGCTACTTCTCTAAGTACTATAGAGAATGCAGCAACAGGAAGAATAGTATCTACACTATTGAGATAGTTATAGACCTTCTCAATCTTCCAACCAAGTTTCTCTGCAATCTTCTGAATGTAGTACTCCAGCTCCATAGGAACCTTAGATTCAACCACAGTAGACTTTGCAGTAGTAACAATGCCAGCCTCAAGGAGCTTAGGAAGAATGTCCTTAGTTACCACAATGTGCTGAACTACAGTACTCTCACCAAAGAAAGGGTCTACTACCTTAGATACTTTAGTTAGAGTATCTCCAATCTGTACTTCCTTACCATTTGTCAAATAAATCTTTTCCATTTTTCTTTTATTTAGTATTAATACTCTTCGTACCATTTTATAAGTACACCATAAATCTCTTTTACCTTATTACTTATATCAATGAACAATTGATGTGGCATTTTAGTACCACTCCTTGCAAAGTACACAGGATGCTCAATCTCTATAATATGATTGAACCTATCATTAATATAAGGTTTGAATGTCTGAGCTTGTCTGCCAAATAATACATATATTATAGCTGTATTATATTCAGACAAGTTCTTCAGCAATTTAGCTACGAAAGGTCTCCATAACATCACATGAGAGCCTACTCTATTCATCTCTACAGTGAGTGCAGAGTTTATCATTAATATTCCTTGTTTAGACCAACTCTCAAGAGAGTTGTCAAAGGTAATACAATAATGTGGAGTTTCAAAATTAATTGCTGCCTCTTTAATAACACTTAATGAAGGAGATAAGTTATCCTCATCAACTTCTTTCTTGTTCCCAAATAATACTCCAGTTGCTACTCCCTTTTGTGGATAGAGGTCTTGACATAACATAACTACTTTCAAGTCATTGAGGGGACAAAGCTCAAATGCTCTGAATACATCAGATTGTGCAGGGTACAATGGTTTCCTCCTGTATTCTTGCCCAACCTTAACCATTACATTATTAAGCTCTGTTCTATCAATTACCTTCATCCAATCTCCAAAGTATTCATCTAATGTCATATCAACATCATTATGTCATCAATATTGTCAATAAGGCATTCATTCAGTGCATCATTAGAGTAGGTAGATGGAGTAGGTTTAATAGGTTCTACAAAGAACTTATTGAAATTATCTACTATAACCTTTACTTTTCTGTCCTCTGGATTACTGCTGAAACTGTAACTGCTTCTTGGGAAATTTATATTCCTACTTGTATAATAGGGAATCAATTTCTTGATAATGCCTTTATTAATCAACTTATCAGACTCTAAGAATACTTTGGGGCTGACATGGCACACAAGTCTGTAATAGACCATAATATTACCATTGTTCTCAGTATGTACACTTCTTGCAGTTAATGTACATAATAGTAATGGAGTGTAGCTCTCATCAAAGATGATACCTTTACCACCATAATACACTTCACCCTTATTAGTAGTTATCTTCTGCAATCTTTTACCATATCCTACATTAGTAAATAATTGAGTTATGATACTATCAAAGGTTCCTCTTTCTTGGCTTGGTGCATTATCATATAATGGCAGTATTATCCTCTTGATTCCCATAATTGAGGGATAAGCCATATTATCTGAAACCAGCTTTTCAAAGTGTCCTCTTGCAATCACAGGTATTTCTACCTCATCATTGTTTACTTCAATGACAAGGCTTCTTCTAAATACATTGTTACTATCAAGAGTCATATTCATTTCAAGCTGGTCTGGATTACCAGACTCAGTGCTATTGAAAACACTCATTACATTATATGCAAATCTTGGGTTAAATTCCATTATACTTCAGTTTTAAGATACATTGTTTCTGCATTATATGTGGTAAGGAATGGCAGGTCTCTGTCAATGAGAGGCTCACATTGATTAGCACAGAAGTTTACAAACAAATTAACCATATAAGATGCAATCATATTTGCACAGAAGGTAGTTTGTTTATAGGAGCAGATAGTTTCATCAGCTTCTGCATCAGAGAATAGGAACTCATTATTGTACCTATTGATGTTGTACTCATCATCTCCCTTAATGCACAATACCTGAAACTCTTCTGCTGCCAATCTACCATCAATAAACAAGCAATTCTTTCTCTCCTCTTCTGGTTTGGATTGAACATGATTTACCCATTTATTAAAGAAAAGTCTTCTTGCTATCATATTGTCAAAGCCACAAATCATAATGTCTGATGCCTCAGATTCATTAGTGAATCTCTCACTTATTGCAAAGATACTACTATAGCTAGCATATTTTCTAATCATCTCAGCCAGTGCAGATACCTTGGGTTTACCTAAATCAGATTGACCATATAACTGACCTGACATATTAACAGCTTCTACTATGTCATCATCATAAATAAACATGGAAGCTGGCTTCATTCTTGCCAATAAGAAGCCTACATAGCTGCCAATACCACCTATACCTGCTAAAATGATAGTCTTCTTCTGAATGTTCTCATACCAAATGGCAGAACTAAACCTACTTGTAGTTTCATCTACAAGTAAGGTTGCAGAATTTGTAGGTATTTCTTGATGTGCCTCCTCTACAACTTGGTCAAGGATAGCCTGCTCTTCCATTGTCAATGTTGGAGCTTCTTCTGTTGATACTGCTTGTGTTAATAAGCCATCACCAGTTGTAACTACTTCTTCATTCATATTTTCAAATACTTTTGTAGTGCATCAATATATCCTTTGATATAATCATTTTCAGGAAGTTTGGTTAATTCCTCTATCATATCATGGGCACATATAGCACAAATTTCTGTTTCATCAAAGCCAAGCTCTTCTAATTTCTCATCTGTTATATACCATGTCAGATACTCTGTATAGGTCTCTGCCCAAATCTTGAAATTATCCATGCCAACTTTGCCTTTACCAAATCTCTTTTCATATAGTGCAGGCATTGACTTAGTCCATTTGATAATATCAATCTTACTATCATTAGAAATGATGATACTGCCTGTAATTAATTGAAATACAAGGGACTTTAGAGTAGTCTTATCAAATGTCACTTGTCCATAAGGTATTTCATATCCTTCTTCAAATGGCAAGTCATCTACATCATCAAAGAGAGTTCTTTGATTCAAATCCTTCTTATTAGCTTCCTTCTTGACAAGATTTGCTGAACCTGCCTTTGTACCATGGGAATTAGCAATAACAGGCTTATAACCACCTTGATATACAGGTGTCTGAGCTTTCTTTGCCCTTTCTGCTTTAGCTTGCTTGATTTCCTCAAGCCTTGCTGCCATGTCTGGAAAGGAATAATTCTCACCTTCCTTCTCTATTTTAAGGTAGAACCATTCAATTTCATCTGCACTACTTATATATTCCTTAGTATCATGCTTTTCACCATCACCAAAGAACTCATAAGATACAGACTCCTTGACCTGTTTTGATTTAACTCTTCTTGTAATTGCAGCAGTGTAAGAACCTGCATTATTCACAATAAGAGACACAAAGTTATTTCTATCCCTACCTTCCTCCTTTAGAGTAGCAGTATCTGTTTCACTAAAGAAAGTACTCATATTGTTGTGGGAATGTATAAGACCCATTTGACAATCAAGTAGCTTAGGATTCTCACACATATAGGCTATCACATCAGGATTTATATCAAACTCTGTATAAGACTGAGTACCAATATCCATAATGTAAATATCCACACATCTTATTACAAGGTCATTATTTTCAAATGAACCTTCATGTGTAAAGAATAGTGTACCTGACCATTCAGTATTCCACACCTTTTGGCAGGCAAATCTTATCTTTCTCTCCACTTCTACTGGGATAATCAGCTTATAATTATAAGTACCTGACTTCTGTACCAAGTTGATTACTTTCATGGGTTGCTTTACTTCTTCCATATCTATAATTTAACACTTTAAGTATTATTGCTAATATGTATAGTGCAGTATGAGTATTAAGAATTATACTCTTATTCTCATTCCTTGCCTCAGCAATATCTGTAATATCAATAGTAACCTCTTTTCCCTTGAATATGCAAACCTTCTTGCCTATATATTGGGCATAGGTATTTACATTGTTCCCACTTTTATCATAGTAAATCTTCCCATTATTTATGATACACTCTTTCAAGACACCTTTCTCCTTCAATTCTGCAAACTTGGCAGTTAGCTTCTCTTTATTAAACTGGTCATTATACCACTTAATAAATTCATTGCTAATAAGTACAATAAACTCAATAAGTGACATACCAATAGAATAAGAGCCATTTACATAATTGAATTTAAGTTTCTTTGAATTGATAAAGCTTCTTACAAACTCCCTCAACTTATCAGAACTAAGAGTATCCCAATAGTAGTCTGGTGATAGATATGTAATAAACCTATCCACACCCATCTTCATGTTATTAGTACCTAACTTCTCCAAATATTCATAAGGTTTACCAGCAATGGATTCTACAGTTACATACTTACTTAATTCAAGGCAAAACATATTCCACATATCCTCATCATAATCTCTATTAAGGGCACTGATAGTACCATTAATAGGACCACTACCTGTACAAGGACTCTGGAAATTAGCAAAGTTACTTATAGGAATGTTACTAATATGACTGTGCATATACCCACTACTAATATGAAGCATAGTATATTCTGACCTGTTAAGTGTAAATCCACCATTTAATGTGCCATTATATATTACCTTCACCTTAGCCCATAGATGGTTAATATCCACAAATCTGTCATTCTCATTAGTTATCCTTACATGAGGAAAATGTACAAGAATGAATATACCATTGAACTTAGCATTACCAATTCTTTCCTTTACTGTAGTACTTGTAAGCACATTTACAACCTTTTCTACCTGGTTTCCAGGTAAATCAGTAATAGCCCATGTTTTATACATGCTCCAGTCATTCATGTTCATGCCTACAATACTACCATCAAGAATATAAGTAGATAGAGGCTCTATATTCATCCAAGATTTGAACTTATCTAAACTCCAATATCCCTGCATATCAACTTTATCTTCTCCAAAGAAATCATTGAATATGCTTAATACTCGGAGTGGTTTGTCCATCAAGGAGTTATATAGTTCTTCTATCTTCTCCTCAATTAATTTAATTGTTTCTTCACTCATATTACTGTAAAAAAAAAGAAAAAAAAGTAGGTAAGGGGGCATTTCTAACCTCCTTACCTACTGTTACTTACCCTTGTTAATTGACACCCATTCCTGCGAACATATCATCAATCTCATCATCAGAGTAAGGAGAAGCTGACTTAGGCTTATACTCCTCAGAGGTTGCAGTAGCTACAGCTACTTCACCATCAAGAATACCAAGCACTTCCTCTTCCTCATAATCTTCAATTGTGCCATTGTCCTCAAGAATTTCCACCAACTTACTGATAGCAGCTCTTGCTACAGTATCAACACATTCACCACTATTATTTGCAGGTGCTTCAGGAGTGTTTACAGATGCTTCAGGAGTGTTTACAGATGCTTCAGGAGTGTTTACAGATGCTTCCACCTTTTTCTCCTTCTTAGTCTCAGCTTCAGGAGCAGGCTTTGAGGCATTATTACTCTGTATCAATGCAATAAGGTCAGCAGTCTTACACATAGTGAAGTTCTTACCAAACTTCTTTACACAAGCATCTTGCAAACCCATAGATTTAATAGCACTATATGCCTCAGCTCTACTCATTGCAACAGCACCACTTCTAATTTTCTTGTTGGTGTTAGTAAGCATGAAAACCAACTCATTTGTGATAGTACCCTTATAAGGGACATCATGTGGCAAAATTGAAGCATCATTCTTCAATTCAACCTTTGATGTACCTTCAAAGAAGGTCATATCATTATAGTCAATACCATTGGCTCTCAAGTCACTCTTTAACTCAGCAAGGGTCGTAGCTGATGACATGATAACACTCTTTTTCTGATTCTTAGTCTGTACGACTGTAATTTTTCTTGCTTCCATGTTTTCACTTTCTTTTTTATAAAATTGGACTTATTGAAACTTTAATCTATGCAAAAGGGCAAATCATTCCAATCATTATCCTCTTGTCTTGAAGAGTTGAATAAAGGATTGATTATTCTAAGGAACTCATCTTTGCCCTTAGCTTTATACAAGTCTGAAATATCTTTCCCTTCATTAAAGGGTGGCAGTACTACATTAGTAAATCCTGTTTCCTTAGCTAACTTCTGAGCATCTTTCAATCCTGGCTCATCATTATCTAAGCAAATGAAGACCTGTTTATATCTCCTTTTCAGTTCACTAATTGCAGTATCACTCATCCTATATCCCTCACCTTGAATAGCAAGAGATGGAATACCTGTATTAGCCCATAGACATAAGGCATCCTTCAGTGAAGAACAAATGCAAACCTGTTCCCCATATTTAGGTACTTTAGTCCATAGGCTTACTACAGAATTATCATGCTTGTTACTCCACTTATAACCAGCTTTATTAAAAGGCTGGTATATCTTTAGAGTAACTTTACCTTCCTTGTGTTCTACATAAGCATAGGCATACTTATCAGCTCTAAACACATATCTATGACCATCCTTTATAACAATCTTATGAGATATGGGATAAACCTCTGCATACTTGAGCCATTCTAAAGTTATACCATAGGATGCCCAGTATTCAATATCATAACTCCTCCAATCTCTGACTTTGCACTGTAAGTCTGTATCTTTGTTGTAACTACTTATACTTCTTACAGCACAGGGAGTATATGAATGAATATTGGCACCACCACAGAACTTTGAAATGTCCTCATTAACCCTTGTTAGAACTTCCTTATAACCACAGTTCCACATATGACCAAGTAGGTCAAACAGACCTCCTCTATCCCTCGTGGATAAATCTGTGTAAAATATTCTCCTATTATCAGTAGAATAAAGACCAAAAGAAGGTCTCCTGTCCTGTCTAAGAGGACTATTTATAACACAAGGAACCTCTGTGACTCCTAAGTAATATAACAGAATGTCTGCTTCTGTTACTTTACTTAGAATATCATCAAGGCTCACAGAAGATTTACCTTTGCTGATTGCCATTGCTTTTTTCTTAGAAATTACTACTTACTTACCAAAATCCCAAGGTGTACTACCAGCAGTATCACCAGTAGTATCACCAGCAGGGAAAGGCATATCATCTACTGCACCAGAGTTACTAAGGTCTGTAGATTCTACATCATACTCCTTCAAGTCACCTATAGTGAACTCAGTAGTAGAATATGCACCAGCAGCCTTTCCTTCCTGTAAGTTTGCATCCAACTTACTGTAGTCAGTGATATTGTTCTTCAAGAACATCTGATTATAAACAGCCTGATACTGCTTGTTATCATCAGTGGTTCTTACACCAAACAATACCTTAACCTTGTTATTAGGCTGCAATGCAATAACATCTCTCAGCTCCTTGAAATTACCCTTGAAGTACTCAGCAATGCTCTCAAGTCTTGCTTCACAATCCTCAGGTTTGTCTACCATAACCCAAGTATTATTGACATACTTCATTACATTAGGAATGTTGAGATATGCCTTAATGAAGTTAGTAAGCTCTTCCTCACCATGATAAGCAGGTCTATAGTCCTTATCAATATTGGCAGGACCATTCTTATATACAGGGATTTCATGTGCCTTAGCCTGCTCTACAGTAACCCAAGCAGTTCTACCATACTTATCAATTACCTGTACCTTAGTCTGGTCTCTATTGTATCTGCATTCCTTTTTGATGAAGAAAGCTACCTTGGTGGTAAACTCAATACCACCACACTTCTCAGCATCAGTCTTAATAATGAAATCAATTCTAACATTCTGTACCTTGTGCTTGTCCTCACCTACCTCAACTTCACCCAGATACTCAGGGTCATTTTCAAGCTGGGTATTATAGAGTTTCTCTAACTCTTCCTTATTAGGATTTACAGCTAAAACAAATACAGGAGCTACACCTGTATATCTCTTTACTACATTATCCTTAGTAGATTCCTTGCCTGATGCAAATGCCATAAATGCAAAATTTGTCTTTTTCATCTTTCTAATGATTTTTCTTGTTCTTGATTCTATTTCTTACTACTCTGATTACTCTTCAAAGGGCAGTTTATCACCAGCCTCTATGCCATTATTGAAGAGGTTAGTAAAGTCAAAAGGAGCCTCTTCACCAGCCTTTACTTCTGTCTCAGGTGCCTTCTCAGTATCATCTACTGTCTCAGGAGTAACATTGTCAATAGCAGGCTCCTCTACATGAATCTCATATACATTAGCATCCTCATTGAACACTACTATACCAGCCTTAGGTTCATACTTAGTAACCTTTATAGGCTTACCATCCTTATCAACCTTACCAGTATCTTCTACCTTCTTGACAACTAAGTCTTCACTTGTGAAACCACCTGTTAAAGCCATGACCCCCATCTCATGTCCCTCAATCTCCTCAGTCAGAGCATTGTACTCTGCATTGAGTTCATCAATCTTGGCAGCAATCTTATTCTTCTTCACTACCAAAGGATTAACATTCTGTGCAATTCTTTTTACACCTGCAAACTGTCTTACTGTTAATGTTTTCATATTTTCTTACTATTAAAAGATTTGTAATAACTTTCTTTCTTGCCCCATGTTATTTAATGGATTGGGAGTACTCCATAGCTTATATATTGTGAACTTTCTCTCATAGAAACTTAATGCAAAGTTAAAGCAATATGTCATTAATTGCCTATCTCTTAATACATGTGTTACAAACAGAGCAGTCTCATAGTAAGGCTTGCCCTGTTCTATGCAGTATTGCATCAACACCATATTGATATCAGTTTCAGTAAGTCCACCAAAGGCAGCCAACCTTGATATTCTTACAGTCTCATTTCTATCCATAAATCTCCCTCAATTTGTCTACTACTATAGACAAATCATTAGGAATCTCATCAGGAAGGTCATCCAATGCACCAAGACTGTCTTTAGCAGGATATTCTCCATCAAACTCCTTGACAAAGTGCTTGATAGGTCTCTTGTTTTCTGTATCATATCCTACTTTGCCAAAGAGGATAATATCAAACTTACCCTCAGGAGTAATATAGTCATCAACCATCTTTCCAGTGGTCTTGAACTTATAAGAAATGGAATCACCATTCTTATCCTTATACTCCTCATAATGGGCACAGCAGATAATGTTCTTATCCTCAGGAAGCCCCTTAAAGGCATCAAAGATAAGACCCATCCCATAACCAATCTGCTTAGGAGTATCCCATCCACCTTTCATGGCATTAACCATATAGAAATCCTGTGCAAGATAATTGAAGTCATCAATTACAATGTTCTTGAAAGGAGACTTCTTCAACATATTGATAATCTCTGCTACTGCTGTAAATCTGTCAAGACCTGTGAGACCATCTACTTGCACTCTGTTGCCTGTGCCAAGGGCATTTGCATTTACAAGTTTCTGTGTAGGCTTACCTACATTCTCTACTCCAATGCTACCTTCAATCAGCTTAAAGTTAGGGTTAGGAACACCCCTACCAATACACTGGATAACATAAGTTTCCTTTGGGTCAAGCCCCTTAATACCTAACTTCTCTCTACCACAATAGGAAGTAGTTTTCCCAAAGCCTGACTTAGCCAAAATTAAAATCTTTGCCATTGTTTTTGTTTTATAGTGTTACTTTTACTTGAAAAGGGTTGCAAACTTATGAAATGTTTTCCACCTGTGCAACCTTCTATTCATTTTATTTATTCCATAACTAAAGAAAGTCTTAGCAGTTTTGCTCTTCCTTGATTCCATATAGTTATATACTCTCTGTAATGCTTCTCTATCATCAGGTCTTGGGAGTTCATAAAATGTACTCACTGCACCATCAAAGAATAAAGGACATATTTGACCATTTGCTCCATAGTCTCTATCTTCAATCACCTCCATGAACCTTATATGGTTCCTGAACTTAGTTATATCATATCCTTCATACTCTCTTAGTCCATACTTAAATGGACTATAGAGACCTATAACCATATTGGCATCTCTGGTAGTAGTCTTACAATCTGCAAGACCATCAGAAGATGGTTTAAGCTTATTCAGCTTTTGATTCTCAATACCTTCTTGAGCTTGTGCTTGATGCTGAATCAACACAAAGATGAATTTCAATTGATTTCTGAGAGTAATACCATACTTACTCATCTTATCAATAGTTTCCATCTTCTTCAATCCACTTTCAAGAGATAGATTTGAGGCATTATCTATGATGATTATCCTCCTCTCCTCTGGGTCATCTGGGGTATAAGGATTATCATTGTCTACCATATCTGCATCTATGAGTTCATCTGTGATAAGGTCTTTCTTCTTACCTTTCTTGAAGTTAAGATGTCCATGAGTTAAGGCATAGTCCCTACAGTACTTATTGATTCCTGTAGGATTCCTTTGGTCATCAATATACTCAACCATATCCTCAAATGCCCTGATATAGCTCTGATACTTATCAGATTCAAGTAATTCAAGAATCTTCTCATCAATAGGATGGTCTCTATCTGTACTTTTCAGTTCAGTGGGAGATACCTCTATTCCATCCAATCTAAACAATAGATGACACAAGAACTCATTATACTTTTCCTCTGGACTCATCTCCAAAGTAAAGTAGAGAACCTTAACTCTCATCTCAGGATGCTTCAATATAAAGAACAATGGTTCATATACAAACAGATAATCACAGAACTTTGATTTACCTACCTTTTGATTGGCAGTCACCACTATGAACTTAGCAGTTTCAATGCCTGGAACCCATGCTCTAAACCTTGGAAAAGGAAAAGGAATACAATTATAAAGTCCATTAAGAACCCTCTCTCTCCTTAACCTTAGATTTCTCATTACTTGCTTAAATCTACCCATAATTAGTTAATTGCAGAGGTCCAATCATTTCTTAAATTCTCTTCTTGACCAGCATTCTCAATGTAACTAATCAATTCTGAGTCTCCCTCAACCTCACCAGCAGCACCAACTTTCTCTTTGAGTATGAAATACTTTAATAACCTCATATATGCATAGTTTCCATTGAAACCTTCCACATACTTACTGGTTGCCTGTATGATTTGCTCATCAGTATAAGTATTTCCATATTTCTTAAAGAATAACTCTAATCTTCGTACAATCAAAGCTACTCCATCTGCCCAATAATAGTTAGTGCCATCTTTTTTGCCTTTAGGAAATATCTCTTTGAGCTTTGTAGCCAACTGAATTAACCTGTCATTAGGTTCCTGCTTCTTATCAGAATCTACAATCACAAAATCTATTACCTCAGTGCCTTTATTAGTAAGTCTCCATCCAATCTGTTGGAATAAGTCATTCCTATCAGCAGTTATATAGCCCTTCTTAATCAGCTCCTCCTGAGCTACATCAAGGTCAGCATTATTATGGATGGCAAGCATCAAGAGAGCCTCAGCAAGACTAATGTTGTTCTTCTGACATCCTTCTTTACTTAAACAAATTGTCATAGCTTAATGTCATTAATATTATCAACACTTATAATAGAATCCTTAGAATACTCCTCTATCATCTTCTGTACAAGTTCCTTTTCTCTTGTATCCTTGAAATAAGGTATGATGATAATAGGAGATTTGTGTCTAAGTATTCTACCAATTCTTTGCTTTACTACAATCTCCGAACTATTCAAGTTGCAGAATATACCTATCCTACAATTAGTCAAGTTCACACCCTCATTGAGTATATTACAGGCAGTAATATGTTTGATCTTGTTAAGATTAAACATTTCAAGGTTCTTCACTGAAGCCTTATTCTTCGAGGTAATATTGTATTTACCTAACCTCTCTGACTGTTCAATACTGCTACAGAAAGTCAAAGTCTTGTAATTCCTGAACTTGTCAAGAAGAGATAATATAAGAGCTTCCTTCTGTTCAGCACACCACTTTAGCCTTTTGCCTGCTGTTGAAAGCCATAAGTTCTTTATCCTCTCATTTCTTGAGTTAAGGTACTTATTCTTGTACCACTCTATAAGTAAAGAGATACTATTATAATAACCTTTCTGAGTGGTGATTATATCACCCCCAAACCTCTTAACCTTATAAGTACAATTAGTAGTGTCCAAAGTCAAAGGCAGTAGATATACTGTAGGTTCAGGCAATACTTCATCTTCTACAGCTTCCTTGAGACCACACTTAATGACCTCAGCCTTATGATTGTAGATGAAATAATCTCTCATATCTCTCTTAATAGTTGCAGACAATCCAATGAAAGACTCATTGATATGGATAGTCTCCAATACACTAATTCTTGCCTCTGATAAATGCTGCATCTCATCTGCTACTACTATATCAAAGTATGAGTTCTCATAGTTCTTTAGTGACTCATAGCATTCAATAGTAATATAGTCAGACTTGATACCTCCCCATTTCTCAATCTCATCCTTCCAAGTCTGCTTATGCACAGTCTTAGCTACAAGAATAAGTATAGTAGTAGGGCTTTCATCATTCCTAAATACCCTATCACATATATGATTAATGAGGTCTATTGCTACTTTGGTCTTACCCATTCCAGTTATCAACTCAAGTATCAAGTACTTAGCCTTATCTATCTTAGACAAAGCCAAGCTATTCACTTCTTCTCTTGTCATTTCTACTTACAATTCCTTTTAGTTTATTAATGTAGTTAGGGTCTTCTGCATACCCTATGTCTGATAAAAACTTATAGTAATCATTCGGAGGTTTGTATCTATATTGCACATAGTTAAGATATGCAACCACACTCTCAGTCCAATGGTCAAATGTATAATACCTGTGCTTCTTGCTATTATACAATCCAAACAGGTTATTATCATTCAGACATAAGTCTGACTTAAAATGACCAGTTTCAAGTACAGCTTGTGCATAGACTATCTGAGGATGTTTGACCCCATAATATTCCAATGCTTCTATCAAGCCTTCTTGAGGTGATTTACTGAAGAAGTCTAGTTGCTCCTCATTAACTATGTGTACCACCTTTATTTCAGGTGATTCATCTTTCTTCAAATAGGATAGTACTTGTACTACTCCAAGTACTCCTACTGCAAAGGAGATGAGTATGTTGAATACTCTCTGTTTCATAGCCTCTTACATAATAGATTCTTAACCTTTAGTAGTCCTCTTGTGACAATATTGTCTCCTCTCAATGAGAACACATGGGTATAGCCTTCACACTTATTGGGGTCCCACCCTGCATGGATTGCATAATATATAATGAATACAGCAAATAGGATGATGTTAACTATAGGCAATAAGCCTAGTACAACTGTAATAAGTATCACCCACAATGGAATCATAATATCATATTCTTCTTGTAACTTAACAGTACAATACCCATAGTACACCTTAACATGAGTATCTCTCAAGATACTCAATGTCAAGATGATTATTAATATAGCAATAACCCACATCATTTGCTAATATCCTTAAAGATTGTAGGAACCTGCCCATATACAGGCAATTTACCATCCCATTTCTCAATCCACATCTTCTCAAGAATTGCAGGAGTCAATGCTTGCTCTCTAAGCTTGTTAGCCTCTGCCTCAGCTCTTGCAGCTACCAATAATTTCTCTGCTTCTGCCTTAGCCACAGCTACTTCATTATCTACTTGCATTTTCTGCTGAACAGCTTTATTCTTAGCATTGATAGCATCTTCATAAGATTTAGGATATGTAATACCAGGAGTTAGCTGTTGAAGTTCAAAATTCTCTGCTTCCAGTGCTAATCTTACTCTATCTTCAAATGATTTATCTACTTCACTTCTTTTTGATACAATCTCATCTGCATTGTAATTATTGAACTCTATTCTGGCAGCATCCTTGATTGATACAAGTAAAGTATGGTTGATAACATCACTCAAACCCTTTCTATACTTTTTGAATACTGCTGGAGAGCCTCCATCCTTAATCTTAATAAGGGCACTTGGGTCTACCATGAACTTAGAACCATCTTTAGAGTTCACTTCAAATGGAGGATAATCTACTGTCTGTACATAAGTAGGATACTCATATACTGTGGTAGTCCAAGGATTGTACCATACAATACCAGTTACCAAAGAAGCATCATCTACTCCTTTTTCACTACCATACAGATTCACCTTGATGCCTTCACAGCCTGCATCTACCTTCTCCATACATGATGTCATTAAGAACATCATAAACAAGGACAAAAGTCCCAAAATCAATTTACTTTTCATGTTTTCTTTCTAATTTAATTGCTGTTAAACACTTTGTTTTAACTGATAGATATAATGTTGCCACTACCATAAAGAATCCTATCACATTCTCAATGGTGTTAGGTGCTGAAATCATTTCAAGTCCTAAGTTTATTAGGATAATGTAGATTACAAACCATACAGCAAGCTTTGCTACTACTTCAGCTTTCATACTATTTCAATTACTTTCACACAGGGTAATGTCTCCTTGTTCTAACTTATAACCATCAGTCAATAAGATTGCTTAGTCAGAGATTTTCTCTTCTTTAGTCAGAAATACATAGTCAGGCAACTCCTTGTTATTTGACCATTTGTATTCAGAATAGGTGGTATAATAAAGGTCAATTAGGTGTTTCCCATCCTGAGATTTACTTACCCAAAATCTGACTCCTATACCTATTTCCTTTATCTTGGCAATCCTCATATAAAAGTAAGATGCCTTGTAATCTGACTTTGCTGCTACATAGACTGTAGCCTTTCTTGATTTGTATAAACCAGTTGAGATGTAGAATGTACCAAGAAGCTGCTTCTCATGTGTCTCCTCAGCCTTCTTACATATATTATACAACTCTCTTTTACTCGGAAGATTCTGAGTATTGAATTGTGATAATATAGAAGGTGATGGAACATAAGGACCTTTAGGTCTTTTGCTCTTCTTTTTGTAGTTAATAATACCATTAGATAAGTAGAATCCTTCTCTATAATCTATGTTCTCTTTTTCTTCAAACATATCATAGAACCATTCTCTGAGATTATACTTCTCAGTGCCTCTCCTACACCTTTGCAAGAACTCAGAAAATACTTTATCTACTGGTCTGCCTACATTCTTTAACAGGAACTTATGTAAATCTCCATGAAAATAATGATAGCCATCATCATACCAATTGTGAAAATACCATCCAGCAGCTTTTTCACTACCTCTCTTTAGTATCCTCTTCCTTGGGTACCTTTTAGCCCATCTTGATTTCTTTCCATTCCTGTTTCTATTAAGTGTAAATTCTATCATACTTCAAACAGTTTTATGTAAGTTCTCCTACACTCCTCATTCCAATACCATTTGTTATACCATAATAGTACAATGTGCCTATTCCTTGATGTGACTATATCAATCTTAGGAGAGTACTTATTATATATTACAATAACCCAAATACATAGCACAATGAGGAGTAACACATTAAATGCTATCATGCTATTCTGGTTTAGGGCAACATACTACATATTTAAATCTTGAACAAATTCCTTTCCATCTCCTGTAATCACCATATGAGTTCTTCTTTAATATTTCTGCACTAACAGGGTTACTTATACAAAGCATATCATACTTATTAGTAGGATGAGGAAATATCCCAAGCTGTTCATCTAAGGCTTGTATAACTGCTTCAATGGTTTCACCTGATGCTATAAAGTCATCTACAACTATAAACCTTGTGGTACCAACCTCATCAATTCCTCTTAATGAAGAACAATGAGCACTTGTATCACTATTCTTCCTGACAATCAGGATATAGGTCTTAATAGTTGGGTTAATGTTGTGTAACTCATTAAGCATAGCACCTGCAATCATGGCTCCTGATGTACCTCTTGCTACAAAAGTAATGCTTGCACCTTCCTCAATATCTTCTTTATATGTATTGAAGATTGCTTCTGCACTCTGTTGTATATAACTATGCTTCCAATAAACACCAAATGGATACTCTATAGCAATGAAATGGTCAAAATGTATAAATTTAGGAATATATCCCATAGTCTCTTAGTTTTATTCTGCTTATTTAGTAGGTTGTAAAAAAGGATAAGGATATTGATAATACCCTTGTCCTTTACTATGAGAATATATCCAGTTAGTCTTCAAACACTTGATAAGTGCATGAAGCACCTCCAAGATGTTTTACTGTTCTCTGCAAATGAGCTTCAAGTCTTTCCTTTTCACTCATTGCAGCCCACTTGCTAGGCTTATACCATGAAGGACAAGAATCCTTGCTAATCATATATTCATAAGACTCTTTACTTATGTTCAGGGACTGTGTAGCTGGCTTGCACTTCCTTGTATGGAAAGTGATAATCTCTGGATTGGTACCATTTGTATCAGTCACTCTTATAGTGTGCTTATTCATCTTGTCCCAATCCTCAACTACTTTTGTTACTGTTCTCTTTCTGCCATTCTTTGTAGTAATGACCTTTTGAGTTGTTTTAAGGCACTCCTCCTTGCTGAACATTGTGCTTCCTTGAAGCTCAATACTCAGACTTAATTTGATTTCACTCATGTTTATTAATCTTCTTCAGATTCTTTTTTTAGAAAGTAAATAAAAATAGTAAGTTACACACAGTAAATGCTAACTATAACAATGACTATATTAAAAGCAAGAACCTGCCATCCCATCCAAAGCAAGAACAACCCTCCACAATCAAGCTTCATAGGGTAGAATATTTCTCAGAATGGCAGTCATAAGTAATGGCAAAGCACTACTCAATTATATTTTGCAGATATAATTTTCATTATTATATTTACATAAATAGCATCCACTGTGTGTATTCAATGCAGTTAAGAGTAAATACCCTAAGACCTACATTTACTTACCTAATGAATTTACAGTGTTATATACACCAAGCAGTGAGTTAGGTACAGCAATTTTCAGCTTGCTATACTCTTGAGACTTTGCATCCTTCCATGTCTTGAAGGAAAGCATAATAGCCTTGAGTATTTCTCTATACTCACTTGAAGCCACAGCATATCCTGTATTAGACTTGTTTGTAGACTCTTCAATAGCTACTTCACAGTCATGCTTCATAGAGTTCAGTTGAGCCTGTACCTCTCTGTGCTTCTTCTGCAACTCATAGAAAGTATTGTCTACATCCTCTGCACTTACAGAAGGCTCATAGGTATAGATAAGAGCATCTCTACCCTTACCATCTACTTGATGAGGATGCTGTATTCTATCCTTGAGTTTCTTCCTCTCATCAGACAATACACCATTAGGATGTATGTACTTGCCTATTACAGCAGCTACAGTCTCAAGCTGGTAGTATCTGTTCCTCTCCTTTATAGGAAGAGAAGCATAATACTCCTGCTCTGTTAGTACATGAGGGGCTACAGGTAACAGTGGTTTCTCTACTCCATTCTCTTCACACCAGTCATTAAGACTTACAGACTGGAGTCCATTTATCAAGTCATTCTTAGCCTTAATAGCCTCCCTGAGCCAAGCTATGAGTGACTTTGCCTGTGCAATACTCTCAAGCATGGAAGGTATTAAGCTTAACACCTCTCTTGATGTACCCTCTTGTATGACATTATGTGCATTAGCACTTATCAATCCAACCTCTACATTTAGGAAAGACACATTGTTAAGTTGTGTTTCTATACCCTGTATATACTCCTTTGCTATATTAGCAATGTGATTGGCTGAAGTTGAAGTGAGGGCTACTCCTTCTTCACCTTCCTTCTTGAAGAAAACTAAATCCTTTTGCATATCTTCCTGTTTTAATTATTCATGTAAATGTTTAAGTAATCCTTTGCTATAGTTCCTATTATAATATCCTGCTACTTAGGAAGTGAATCCCAGCTTGTCAAGAAGAGTATAAGAATGAGCATGGTTATCTAAAAGGTACTACAATTCCTCAAACATACTTTCTTTTTTTAGTTAATACTAAGATTGTTTTGTGGAGCATAGGGGACTCGAACCCCTGTCTTACCAACCTTTAATAAAAGAATTACACATGCTTACTACTTTTTAATGTGGTCAGTTACCCACTGGGATTGTCTGAATGACAACAGTTCCACCACCCTATTTAATCTAACAGGGAAATCTTTTTAAAGGCATAGCTACTTTAAGCTAATTTAATATGTGCAAGTATTTCTACTACTGAATCCTCAGTCTGTAACATAACCTCTTATTTTGCACCTTTCTGTTTCCAAGCAAGTGCTGCTTAGCCTATTTAGGCTGCAACTCTATAAGTATTGTCAGTTATTGTTTTGATGTCTTTCCATCAGTCTTTACATGTTCTCTTACCAAATAATTAGTAGTCAAAACCAATCATGCCCCATGAACTATGAGAGTATTTATACTGCCTATCTTCACAGACCAGCAGTAATAGTTGCACAAGAATTTATACTTCTGATTCTTCTCCTGTTATTTTGTTAAACCATTTAGAAAGGGTTAATATTTCAAATTCCTCTTCAGATATTAGCTTATAGCAAGTATAACATAATACTACACATACAATGATTGAGTGTATAAAATATCCATTGTCATAAATGCTATCTACTCCTGATATAAAGAGCATAATTGCAAAGGCTGTTACCCATAGTAACACTCCTTTAAGTATAAGCTTGAATCTTTTCATCTTTATTTCTAAATTAATAACTTGAATCTACTTTTGTTGTTTCTCTCTATTCTTCAAATGGTTCCTGTGGTCCATAAGAACATACCATAATTGATAGTAATAATAGAATGTATTTTATATGTTATCTCCATTTACTGCATCAAATATGATATAAAGAAAGAGTAGGCTTGATGGTAAGCCTACTAATAAGTATATGAATATATCCATCACTTCTTTCTTTTATATTTGTAGAACTCTTTTCTTGCTTCTTTACCATTCTTGGAGTTAGTAACAACTATTCTACCAGTAATTGATATAACAGTTATACTATATTCAAAGGCATGTTGCCCACTCAGAATTATTGTTCTTCCATAGACATCTACTATGACTTCTCTTATGAAACAGTCACAGTTTTCTCGGTGATATGTATGTTTTCTTGCCATAATTTTAATTTATCATTTTAAGCATCTTTATGAATCATCTAAAATATTAATTGCTGTTTTTGATATGCCTTAATTCTGACCTAAATATATTTAGTTTCTTATAACCTTCTTACTCTTATCATAGTTTTAAGTTGGGCCTATTCCTTCATACTTACTAAGCTATTGGTGTATATTATGAGTGATGAAATCACTCTTTTCAACCTCATACAGTCCTTATGGGTGTATGTATCTTTACTTCTATGATGCAATTTCTGTAGCACTACTAGTATTATTGGTGCTTAATTGAAGACATTTAATAATAATTAATGTGTGTTTATTTGAGTGTTTGCTTGTTAGAGTGTAGTTTTGTATGTAGACTGTAACAGTAAAAACAGCCATATATTACAAAGCAGGGAAAATGGGGCATAAAGTGTATTCCACATTCTGGCTGTTTAGTATTTTTACCAGATTTAGTGGCCTTCTAGACCCTCTACTAACCACTTTAAACTTCAAAATATTTTACTTACCTCTATTATCTTACTTACCTGATTTACTGAGCTTTAGACCCTCTTTTACCACTTTAAACTTCAAAATATTTTACTACAATTTAATGACCTTCTAGACCCTCTTTTACCTCTCTAAACTTCAAAATATTTTACTATACAGTGTAATGATTTTTTGTCATGAAGAAATGTAAAATAGCTTAATTCATTTCACTCTAATTGTAGAGTACATTTCATCTTACTCTAATCCCTAGCAGAGTTAAATCCTATACATATAATATAAGGTGTAACTTATCTTAGAGTTACTATAGTCACTAAAGAGTTAAATCCTATACATATAATATAAGGTGTAACTTATCTTAGAGTTACACTAAAGATGTAACTTATCTTAGAGTAACTTTAAGAGCATATTAATGCTTACTCATATAACCTTTACACATAAAAACTATTAATGTTCAAAGGATCAAACACTATTAATACTTAGAGGAATAAATACTATTAATGTTCAAAGGATCAAACACTATTAATACTTAGAGGAATAAATACTATTAATGTTCAAAGGATCAAACACTATTAATACTTAGAGGAATAAATACTATTAATGTTCAAAGGATCAAACACTATTAATACTTAGAGGAATAAATACTAT